ATGGCGACCATCGACACGCGCACGAGCTCCAAGGGCGTGGTGAAGTACCGCGTCCGCTGGCGCCTCGGCGGGGCCCGTGACGGCAAGTGGCAAACGGCGACGTTCGCCAAGCTGAAGGGCCCGCTCGGCGCGGAGCGGTTCGCGGCGAAGGTCGAGGCGTGCGGTCACCAGTGGCCGGACGACGCCGACACCTCAGGCGCCCTGACCATCCCGGGCACGGAGACAGTCGAGCAGGTCGCGGAGGCGTACCTGGCTCAGCGGACGAAGCGGGCCCGGTCCGACCGGACGCCGAGCGATTACCGGCGCGACATCGAGAACTGGATCCTGCCGACGTTCGGCGGCCGCCAGTTCATGACGATCACCGAGCTCGAGGTGCAGGACTGGGTCGACGGGATGCTCGACGGGTCGATCGTCGCGCCGGAGCGGCCGGTGGAGGACCGCAAGCCGCACGCGCGGAAGAAGCCGCCCGCGCGTAAGGGCGGCCTCGCGCCGAAGACAATCGCTGACAAGCACGCGATCCTCTCCGGGATGTTCAAGGTCGCGTCGAGCGACTTCAACCCGTGCCAGGGCACGGAGCTGCCGCCGCGGACGAGGAAGAAGCCGAAGGGCATCATGCCTGCGGAGTGGACGGCCCTGCACCGGGCGCTGGCGCTGATCGACCATGACGCCGCCGACGTCGCCGAGTGCCTGCTCGCCACCGGCTGGCGCTGGTCCGAGGTCGCGGCCGTGACGACTCACCATGTCGAGGACTATGGCGACGCGATGTACCTCAACATGGCGCAGGTCGTCCGGCGGAATGCGGCCGGCCAGTTCGTCATCGTCGAGGACGGCAAGGCGGACGCGTCGTTGCGGCGAGTGAAGCTCGACTCGGCCGCGGCCGACATGGTCCGGCGCCGCCTGGTGGGGAAGGCGCCCGGGTCGCTGGTGTTCACCACCGGTCGTGTCGCAGCGGGCGGATCAGGTGGTCGCGCGAACGGCCTCGGCGGCTCCCAGTGGCACTACTCGAACTTCATGGAGCGCTACTGGAACCCGGCGGTCGAGGCGGCGAACCTGTCACGACGGCCGACACCGCACTGGCTGCGTCACACCCACGTCGGGTGGATGGTCATGTTCGGGAAGGCGACCCTGCCCGAACTGCAGTCGCGCATCGGGCACGCATCGATCAAGACCACTATCGACGTCTACGGAAGCATGCTGACGGACGTGTCGCAGACCTCGTTGGACGCGTTCGCGGCCATGCGCACAGGCTCAGTTCTACCGGCCGGCACTGTCAGCCCATCGGTCGAACGGGCCACCATCGAGGGGCGTCCTGTCGCGTAACACGGGATGTCCATGTGGCGTGATTCACTGCTCCCGTTGTGGGGGCTCAAGGAGTGGGTGCCTTCAACGGAGGAGATACGAGCCGGGGGTCGGGGACGACCAGTGAGGGAATCGCGTGCTGAAAGTTGTGCTGGAGGAGATGGGCCCAGGGGAGTACGGGGCGGTCTACCAGGAGGGTGGAGACGCTGTCGTAATCGTCGCAAGCGGGCTGCCGGAGGAAGCCCAGTTCGCCACGCTGGCCAGGCTGCTGGGTCGCCTCGACGTGACCGTCAGCTGTCGCCCTGCTCGTCTCGCTGCTCAGCCAAGAGGAAGCGCGCGCGCCTAGCGAGGATCTCCAGGCGCTCTTCGTCGAGCTCGTTCAAGGCCTCGGCGATGAGCTGCCCGCGCTCCGAGCTGATGGTGCTCGACACCGCGCCTGGGTAGCCAGCCGCCATGCCGGCCGCGGCGCGGACGCGCGCTTCGGGCATGTTCATGCCGCGGGCGAGCCCGTCGATGGTGTCAGGGTGGGGCGTCTGGCGCGAGGACTCGCGCTTCGCGATGGCCCACACGGTCTGCCGTGGCAGGCCGCCTCGTCGGGCGATGGAGGAGTACGACTCCCCCGGGTTGTCAGACAGGTAGTCAGCCACCAGTTGCTGGAGGGCATTCATCGGTACCCACTTGCTCCTGTCCATCACGAGTAGCACTTTGCCACCTTCGGCGGCAGGCCCTTGCACGATTGCTGTCTGATTCTGTCCGACCTGTTTGGAACTTGACCACTTTCCTATGACGTAGGGGTGTCGCGTGTCAGTTCCGTGTGGTCCTTGACTATTCTGTGTGGACAACGTAGAACTACGCCATACGTACTTCCACTGATGCCCGCTCGTACGAACGAAGGAGGTGACATGGCAGACAAGCGACTCCTGACCGTCGCCGAGGCGGCCGCCCCCGACCAGCTCGACTGCTCGACGGACACGATCTACGCCCGCGTCCGTTCAGGCGAGTGGCCGCACACGAAGCACCTGAACGGCCGGAACATCCGGTTCACCCAGGAGCAGATCGACGCGATCATCCGCATGGGTGCGGTCGAGCCGATCGTGCAGCAGCCCCGCCGGCGCAAGGCCGGCTGACCTTCTTTTTTTGCCCGCCGTGACCATCGAGATTAGTCACTGACTCAGGGGTGCATACGTTGCTCGACATGAAGCAGCAGATCCTCCGCGACCTCGCGGAGCTCGACGAGAAGCGCCAGCAGCAGCTGGCCGACGAGGCCGCTCGCCTTCTGGCCGAGCAGCGCAACGCCTGACGAAACAGCAGCGCCCGACCCCACACAGCCTTCCGAGCCGGGGATCGGGCACCAACCGAGAGGAGTGTCCCATGACGGACACGATCATCACCAGCGACACGACGTCCTTGCCGGTGGACTCCCCTGCCAAGGCTTCCGAGCCGCTGGTGTCCGCCACCACGCTCGAGGTCGTCGCGAGCCTCGCCCCGGTTCTGGGGCGCCTGGCGCCGGCCGCGTACAACATCGACGTCACGCCGCACCAGATCCGCGTCCAGGGCAGCGACGGCTCGCTCGACGAGCTGATCAAGGTCCTCGGCCTGACCTACGCGAACAGCCGCGTCGACACCGAGACGCAGCGCCGCTTCACCGACTACACCGGTCGCGCGTTCGCGCCGTGGCAGTCGGTCCGGGTGTGGGCCGTCGTCGTCGAGGACGCGCCCGCGCAGCTGCCCGCTGACTGCGACAGCGCCGACCACGAGGCGGCGACGGCGTGAGCAGTCCGGTCGACCTCCTCCAGATCCGCGTCGGCGTGGAGTCCTTCCGCGAGGCGTTCCGCAAGCTCACCCACGTCGGCCGCCACCGCGACACCTCGTACCGGGCAGCCGTCCGCGGTCAGATCCGTGACGACCGCGCCCGACTAATCGGGCAGCGGTACGCACCGCGCCACGCGAAGGCGGTGCGGCGATGACCGTCGACCTCACCCGCCGCCAGGTCAACCTCGGCGCAGCGTGGTCCGTCCCCGTCGTCCTCGCAGCCGTCGCGGCCCCGGCCGCGCAGGGCTCGCAGATCCCCCTCGACCCGTGCACCCCGAACCTGCTGTTCAAGCCGCTGGCCAACGGTGAACTGAAGGGCAACGACGGCAACGGCTTCCAGCTCGTCACGGGCGACGGCATCACCGTGACCAACCTGAACGCCGGGGCCGTGTCCGTGCCCGTCGTGTTCTGGACGTCCGCCCACCAGGACGCGCTGCTCGTCGGCGCCGCCGACGTCCTGCTCGAGGCGAAGGACGGCAACAGCTCGTCGACCGTCGTCGTGCTCGAGCCCGGCCAGCCCCGCACCTTCCGGGTCCGGGCGGCCGCGTCCAGCGCTGAGGCGCACCTGATCGTCGACTGCAGCCGCTTCATCTTCAAGGCGGTGCAGCGATGACCACGACCGCCCTTCTGCCGCTCACGTCCTTCACGAACTGGCTGGCCTTCGGTGAGCGCGGTCTGTCGTCCGAGGCGATCGTGACCCACTTGACGGGGAGTGCCGTCAGCCGCTGGGGCCACGGCGACCACCCGCACGACCCCGCGGATTTCCGCCGTTGCGTCGTCCTCCTCGAGGCCGTCCCTGTCGCCGGGCTGACCTTCCCGACGATGCGCACCGTCAGCCCCGCGTGGGCCCGGCTGGTCGACGCCTGGGACGAGATCCTCGCTGAGCTCACGGCCGAGGTGCCGGGCTTCCGCGACCGCGACAGCGGGGGTTCCGCGTCCGCGCCCCGGACGTACGCCCTCATGCAGCGCGTCCTCGCGGCCGGCACGAGGTGCGAGCCCTGCGACGGCACCGGCAAGGCCGAGGCCTGCCCGAAGTGTCACGGCACCGGTCGTCGCGCCGGGGGCCGCTGCCGGAACGAGGGGTGCGCCGCCGGCCACTTCTACTGCCGCACCTGCCGCGGCCGCGGGTACACCGGGGGCGACCGATGAGCCGCCTGATGTCGGTCGCCTTCACCGAGGCCGCCGTACGTAACCGCTCGAAGACGGTCACCCGGCGGAAGGGCTGGCTGTTCGCGAAGCCCGGGGATCGGGTCACCCTCTGCCGGAAGGTCATGGGCCGCCGGAAGGGCGAGCCGCTCGAGCGCATCTGCGACGTCGAGATCGTCAGCGTCCGCCGTGAGGTGCTCGGCGAGATCACCCTCGACGACGTCGCCCGCGAGGGCTTCCCGGACATGTCACAGGACGAGTTCGTCGAGCGCTTCTTCATCGACGCCCAGGGCATGGACCCGCACGACGTCGTCACCCGCATCGAGTGGCGCTACCTCGACGACGAGGCAGGTGCAGCATGACCGCCCCCGCCACTCTGACCCTCGAGGTCCTCGGCCGCACCGACGACGGGCGCATCGCGTTCGGCTGGGCGGAGATCCCCGACTCCCTCACCATCGACCCGGTCCTGCTCGACGAGGCCGACCTCGGTGTCCTGGTCCGCGAGTTCGAGCGGAACAACCTGCCCCTGTGGCCTCAGCGCCCCTGCGTGAAGTGCGGCGACGACGCCGTCGGACGGATCGAGGGCGACGACCTGTGTGCCCGCGACATCCGCGCGTACGGCGCCGCCGAGGACGCGTCGTTCGAAGCGGCACGGGGCGAGTGATGCGGTTCCTCATCACGGCCCTCGTCGTCACCGTCCTGTCCGTCGGCACCGTCGCGCTCGCCTACTACCTGTGCGAGGCCATCGTCGCCGAGCTCGATGCGCGGGCCCTCCAGAACGCCGCGCCGGCACCCGACACCTCCCCTGCGCGGGTGCCGGCGCGCGCCACCTTCCTCTGCCCGAGCTGCCGGACGCATGGCGTCAGCCGCCCGGGCACCACCTGCGCGCCGTGTCAGCACGGCCCCACCACGAAAGGAGGCTCCCGGTGAGCCTCACCATCACCGACCTGTTCTGCGGCGCAGGAGGTTCGTCGACCGGCGCTATTCAGGTGCCCGGCATCACCGTCCGAGTGGCGTCGAACCACTGGCAGCTCGCAGTCGACACACACAACACCAACCACCAGGACGCCGACCACATCTGCGCGGACCTGTCCCAGATCAATCCGGCGTACTTCCCCACCTCCGACATCCTGTGGGCGTCTCCGGAGTGCACGAACCACTCCCGCGCCAAGGGCAAGAAGCGCACCAGCACGCTGCAGGGCGACCTGTTCGAGGAGCGCGTCCCCAACGAGGCGGCCGAGCGGTCCCGGGCAACCATGTGGGACGTCGTCCGCTTCACCGAGCACCACCGCTACCAGGCGATCATCGTCGAGAACGTCGTCGAGGCCGCGCAGTGGGAGCCGTTCCGGGCGTGGCTGCTCGCGATGGACTCGCTCGGCTACGGCCACCAGATCGTGTCGCTGAACTCGATGCACGCTCAGGCATACGGGATGCCGGCCCCGCAGTCCCGCGATCGCCTGTACATCGTGTTCCACCGCAAGGGGAACCAGCGGCCCGACCTGCAGGAGATGCAGCGGCCCTCCGCCTACTGCCCTACCTGCGACGAGGTCGTGCGGTCCATCCAGTCGTGGAAGCGCCTGGACCACAACAGCGCCGGCCGGTACGGCATCCGACAGCAGTACGTGTACCGCTGTCCGAACGTCTCGTGCCGCAACCAGGTCGTGGAGCCCGGCTGGCTTCCCGCAGCGGCGATCATCGACTGGTCGATCAAGGGGCATCGCATCGGCGATCGGGCGAAGCCGCTCGCGGACAAGACGCGTCGCCGGATCGCGGCTGGCATAGCGCGGTACTGGGGACCACTGCAGGTCGAGACGATGAACGGGTACGACGCGTCGGACCCGAAGCACAAGCGGCACGGCGACCCGAACTCGTACTACCGGGCGTGGCCGATCGACGAGCCGATGCGCACCATGCACGGATCGGAGTCGAAGGCGCTGGCCATCCCCGTGGAGGGCCGCGAGGGCAAGGTCGCCCAGCCGATGAGCGCCGCACTGCGGACGCAGACGACCCGGCTCGAGACGGCCCTGGCTGTGCCGGTCGGCGGCACGTGGGACGACAAGAGCATCCCGATCCACCGCGAGCCGCTGCGCACGCAGACGACGAACGACGGCACCGCCCTCGTGACGCGGCCGTTCATCGCCGAGCTGCGCGGCGGTGGGTCCACGGCACGCGACACCGCCGACCCGCTGGCGACCGTGACCGCATCCGGCAACCACCACGCGCTGGTGACGAGCTACTACGGGAACAACGACTCGGCTAAGCCGGCGTCGGAGGCGCTCGACACCGTGACCACCGTTGACCGGCACGCCCTCGTCATGCGGAACAACAGCGGCGGCGCAGAGATGGTCACCCCGGTCCGCGAGCCCGTCCGAACGATCACCACCGCAGGCCACCAGTCCGTCCTCACGCCTGGCGACATCGCAGCCGCCGAGGCGCAGGTCGACGACGTCCTGTTCCGCATGCTCGAGCCGCACGAGGTCAAGGGAGCCATGGCGTTCCCCGGCGACTACGTCATCCTCGGGAACCGTCGCGAGCAGGTGAAGATGTGCGGCAACGCCGTCACTCCCCCGGCCGCCCGCGACCTCATCGCGGCCGTCGCCGCTTCCCTCGGGCTCAAGGTGGCGGCATGAGCCAGCACCCAACGCTGCCGGTCCAAGGAAACGAGGACCTGTACGGGCGGTACCCCCACCAGGGCGACTGCACCGGCACGAAGTGCACCGCGTGCGGCTGCTGCTGCCACTGCGCCGACGACGGCCACTGCGAGGGCCAGCCCGGTTGCTGGGAGCAGGACTGCGGCTGCCCCGACACCCCCACTCCCACGGCTGCCCCGGTGGTCGACGTCCCGACTGGAGGACTCCTGTGAAGTCGTACGGCAACGCCAGCCCCGGCGGCCCGGCGGGCGGCCGCGGAGTCCCACTCCCGAGCGGGCCGACGTCCCGTCCCGGGTCGGACATCGTGTCCCGCCTCGCGGCCGCTCGCGAGCGGGTCTCCCCCATCAGCCTCACGCCGCTGTCCCAGATCCGTAACGTGTACGTCGAGCCGCCGTCGCAGGCCGCCCGACCTGCCCGCGGCGCCACTCGGATCGACCGGGTCGAGGTCGCCGCCCTGTACCGGCGCGGCGCGTCCGGCCCAGAGATCGCGAAGCTCCTCGGCTGCACGACCGGCACGGTCTACAAGGCCCTGGAGGACCAGGGCGTGCAGCGTCGCGAGGCCCACCGCTACCGCAAGGACGCGTCATGATCCTGCGCACCCGGAAGCCGACCGGCCTCCCGTCCTGGCCGATCCTCCTCCTCGCCGGGACCGAGAAGGCCGGCAAGACGTACGCCGCCGCGGCCGCCTCCGCATCGTCGCTGATCGGGCGCACCCTGTGGGTCACGATCGGTGAGGACGCCCCGGACGAGTACGGCGCCATACCTGGCGCCCGGTTCGAGATCGTCGAGCACGACGGGACGTACCGGCAGATCCTCGGCGCCCTCGACGAGTGCGTGGCCGAGCTCGCGAAGGACGAGACCCCCGGTCTCATCGTCATCGACTCCGGCACCCGCCTGTGGAACCTGCTCAGCGACGAGGCTCAGGCCGTCGCCAACCGCCGCGCCGCGGCAAAGGCAGCCCGGTCGAACCGCCCCACCCCGGACGACGACGCCACGATCGGCATGGACCTCTGGAACACCGCGAAACAGCGGTGGGACCACGTCATGGACTGCCTGCGCGAGCACCAGGGCCCGTCGATCATCACCGCCCGCCTCGACCTCACCGCGGTCGTCAACGACAAGGGCGACCCCACGAAGGACAAGACGTGGAAGGTGCAGGCGCACAAGTCGCTGCCCTACGACGTCGGCGCCATCGTCGAGCTACCAGCACCGGGTGAGGCCGTCCTGACCGGGGTCCGGTCACTGCGGGTGAAGAACGCCCACACGCAGCGGCGCGCGTTCCCGGGCTTCACGGTCGAGGCGCTCTGGACCGAGATGGGTCTGGCCGAAGCCGCTGGCACCCGCTCCCACGTGTCCGCCACAGGTGAGCAGTCCGTCGACGCCGTCCGCGCTGCCGTCGTCGCGCTGCTCAACGAGATCGGTGACCTCGCCGCCCGACTCGGCATCCCCCGTCAGCAGATCGTCAACGACTGGGCCGACTCCCACCCCGGCGAAGCCATCGCCGAAACCACCGACATCGGAGCGCTCGAGCTCCTCCGCGACGACCTGGCCGAGAAGGTCAAGAAGGGCTCCACCGATGAGTGACACCAAGGACCTGACCCGCCTCGCACTGACCGTGCAGGTCGTCAAGAAGAAGGTCGAGGCAGCAGACGCCCGCGTGCGCGAGCTCCTGTCCGCCCGCCTCGACGCCGGCGAGCGCGTGCCCGGCCGGATCGGCGACCAGAAGATCGGGGCCGCCACCCGAACGGAGCCGAAGCCAGCGGCTCGGATCACGGACGGTGCAGCCTTCCGTGCCTGGGTGCGTGAGCACCGGCCCGAGGAGATCCAGACCGTCGAGTCCGTCAACGCCGCCTTCGAGAAGTCGATCCTGAAGGTGATCACCGACTGCGGCGGCCTCCCCGACACGGACACCGGTGAGGTCGTCGACGTCCCCGGCGTGCAGGTCATCACCGGCGTCCCCCAGCTGCGCGTGGTCCCCGACTCCGGGGCCGAGCAGATCATCGCCGCCGCGATCGCCGACGAGGGCCTGTCCCTCGCCGAGCTGCTGGACAACGTCGAGCGTCTCTCGATCGAGGCCGGCTCGTGAACCGCACCGCAGTCCAGAGCACTCGCGCCATCGAGTGGCGGCTCGCGCCCCGTTCCGGCGGCGTCCTCGCTGGAACGGTCTACGTCGAGCCCTTGGGCCTGCGCGCGATCGTGTCCCGCGACATGGGCCTGTGGCACCTGTCGGTGTCACACCCGAAGCGCTACCCGACCTGGGATGAGATCGCTGACGCCCGCGAGCGGTTCATCCCCGACGACGTGACCATGGCGATGCTCCTGCCCCCGAAAGCGGAGTACGTCAACCTGCACGAGACGACCATGCAGCTCTGGCAGGTCAAGCCCGAGTCGATCGGGGGGACGGCATGAGCGGCATCGCTGGCATCACGACCGAGGTCAGGACCGTCGTCACCGACTGGCGCGCCTTCGGCCGGCACGTCGCGAACCAGGCCGACAGCACCCAGCAGGCGGACTTCCTCGCCGGGCTGGCCGAGGCGATGGTCGACGCGCAGGTCCCGTACATCTCCGACGACATCGCCGGGAGCAACGCCGCCGACACCATCCGCGAGTTCCTCCAGAGCCTCGCCAGCATGATCGGAGCCCGAGCATGAGTCCCACGTATGCCGCGCAGACCGGAGTGTCCAGCGAGGCGAGCCGCGGGGAGATCGAGCGCACCCTCATCCGGTACGGCGCAACGTCGTTCGCGTACGCCTGGGAGGCGTCGCGCGCCATGGTCGGCTTCACCGCGAACGGCCGGCAGTTGCGGTTCGTCCTGCCGATGCCCGACCGGGCCGCCCGCGAGTTCACCCACACCCCCACGCGCGGAAACCGTCGTACGGAGGCTGAGGCGGCCAAGGCGTACGAGCAGGGCGTGAAGCAGCGCTGGCGCGCCCTCGCCCTCGTGATCAAGGCCAAGCTGGAAGCGGTCGAGGCGGGCATCGTCTCGTTCGAGCAGGAGTTCGGCATGCACATGGTTCTGCCCGACGGCAGGACCGCAGCCGAGCACGTCATCCCTGCGATCGATCAGGCCTACGCGACAGGTCAGATGCGGCCCCTGCTGCAGATCGGGGCAGGGTCGTGACTGGCTTCACGACGGTCACGAAGAACGTGATCAAGGACCGCGACGGCGGCCAGTGCGTCCGCTGCGGGACCACCGTCCTCATCTGGAACGGCACCACCTGGCAGGCGCTCGCCCGGTACGAGCACCATCACCGGCGCCCCCGGGCCATGGGCGGGTCCAGTGACCCCGTCACGAACGCCCCCGTCAACGGGCTGCTGCTGTGCGCCGACTGCCACGCGCACGTCGAGTCCAACCGGGCTGAGGCCTACGACGACGGCTACCTCGTGCACCAGGGCATCGACCCGGGCGCCATCCCCGTCCTGCACCACCAGCACGGCCTGACGTACCTCACGAACGAGGGCTACACCCCCTCACCAGTCAAGGAGACCACCCCGTGAACCCCATCGTGTTCCTCGACACGGAGACGGATGGGCTGCACGCGGCCCGCCGCCCGTGGGAGATCGCCATGGTGCGCCGCGACAGCGACGGCACCGAGCGCACCCTGACCATGTACGTCGCCCTCGACCTGCGCGACTCCGACCCTAAGGCCCTTCAGATCGGTCGGTTCTGGGACCGTCACCCCTCCGGCCGGCGCATGGTCGGGAAGTCCCCGTCGCCGGGCGACTCGGCCACCGTGTACAGCAGCCATGACGCCGCGAAGTTCGTCATGGAGTGGACGTTCGGGGCGACCATCGTCGGCGCCGTCCCCTCGTTCGACACCGAGGTCCTCGGGCGGATGCTGCGCCACCACGGGTACCTGCCGTCGTGGAACCACCGAATTCGCTGCGTGGAGACCATGACCGCTGGCTACCTCGGCAAGGACCCCGGCGGGCTGCGTGACTGCGCCGACGCGCTCAGCGTCCGGTACGAGCACGACCGGCTCCACACCGCCCTCGGCGACGCTACCCTGGCCCGCGACATCTGGGACCACCTCATGGCTGGCGGCGCCCGGTGAGCGACCACGCGTACCGCACGCTGCTGCGGATCCTGTCCAGCATCCCCGCCGACGAGGTCGTGTCCGCTGACTCGTTCCGCGTCGCCACCGACTCGGCCCAGCTCACCAGCGCGGAGAAGTCCGGTGCCCTCACCCGGGCGATGAACGCCGGGTACCTCTCCGCTCTCGTCGCGCATGACCCCACCGGGAAGCCGTACCTCTGGCACGGGCAGCGCGTCCTCGGGTGTATCGCCTCCGACCGGGAGCAGGGCAAGGGCGGCCGCGTCCTGCTCTACGTCCGCACCAACGAAACCGTCCCGGAGCACGCGTGCCAGGTGACCCCGCCTTCTCTCGTGCCGTCCGTGTCCATCGAAGATGGTCGCCGCCCGGGGGTGGCGTCATGAGCACGAAGATCGAGTGGACCGACGAGACGTGGAACCCGGTCACTGGGTGCACGAAGGTCTCCCCCGGCTGCGACCACTGCTACGCCGAGGGCATCGCCCACCGGTTCGCCGGCACGAAGGCCTACCCCAACGGGTTCGACGTCACCCTGCGGCCCGAGCGCCTCGAGCAGCCCCTGCGCTGGACCCGCCCTCGGATGGTGTTCGTCAACTCGATGTCGGACCTGTTCCACCGCGATATCCCCGACGAGTACATCGCCCGCGTGTTCGCCGTCATGGCCTTGGCGTCGCAGCACACGTTCCAGATCCTGACGAAGCGGCACGGGCGGATGCGGTCGCTGCTGTCGGACCGCTGGTGGAGCGAGACCCTTCTGCCTGAGCTCATCCACGAGTTGGCGGCTGGCCGCGGCTACGAGGTGCGGTACCCCCTCCCGAACGTGTGGTTGGGCGTCTCCACCGAGGACCAGCAGCGCGCCGAGCTCCGCATCCCCGCGCTGCTCGACACCCCCGCCGCGGTCCGGTTCATCAGCGCCGAGCCGCTACTCGGACCGATCGACCTGTTCTCGCGCTCGTCCATCGACCGGAACCCCCAGCTCGACTGGGTCATCGTGGGCGGCGAGTCCGGGCCGGGCGCGCGCCCCATGCACCCGAACTGGGCGCGCCGGCTGCGCGACCAGTGCGCTGAGGCCGAGATCGCCTTCTTCCTCAAGCAGTGGGGCGAGTGGGTTCCCGAGTCGTTCCTGAAGCACCGCGACAACGCCCCCGCAGCGTTCCTCGACGCCGACGGTATGTGCCGCCCGCTGGTGAACGGCATACCGACCGACCCGCCGCGCGCCCGAGGCGACGCCATCACCATCCGCCGCGTCGGCAAGAAGACGGCGGGGCGTGTGCTCGACGGCCGCCAGCACACGGCCTGGCCGAAGGCGGTGACCGCGTGACCACGACGTACGAAGAGTTCATCGCGGACAAGGTCGACTTCGAGCAGTTCTTCGGCCACGACGTCACGCCTGACCAGGTGCACCCTCTCCTGAAGCCGCACCAGCGCGCGATCGTGTGCTGGGCGGTCCGCGGCGGCCGGCGTGCGATCTTCGCCGCGTTCGGCATCGGCAAGTCCGTCATGCAGATCGAGACCCTCCGCCTCACCCTCGACGGGCTCGGCCCGGATGCTCGCGCCCTGATCGTGTGCCCCCTCGGGGTGCGGATCGAGTTCGCGCACGACGCCGCCATGCTCGGCATCGAGACACGGTTCGTGCGCCGCACCGAGGAAGTCGACGGGCCGGGGATCTACGTCACGAACTACGAGTCGGTGCGTGACGGGAAGCTCGATGTCAACCTGTTCACCGCGGTCAGCCTCGACGAGGCCTCGGTGCTCCGCTCATTCGGGTCGAAGACATACCAGGAGTTCCTCACCCTGTTCGACCAGGTGCCGTACCGGTTCGTCGCCACCGCCACCCCGTCACCGAACCGGTACAAGGAGCTCATCCACTACGCCGGGTTCCTCGGAATCATGGACACCGGCAACGCCCTCACCCGCTTCTTCCAGCGCGACTCCACCAAGGCGAACAACCTCACGCTGTACCCGCACAAGGAGCGCGAGTTCTGGCTGTGGCTGAACACGTGGGCGATCTTCCTGCAGTCGCCGGCCGACCTCGGCTTCGACGCCACCGGGTACGACCTGCCACCGCTGGAGACCGTGTGGCACGAGGTCGACGTCGCCGAGGACGACGAACCCCAGGTCGACCGTGACGGGCAGGGGCACCTAGTCCGCGGCGTCGCGCTCGGGCTGCCCGAGGCCGCAGCGGAGAAGCGTCGCAGCATGCCTGCCCGAGTCGGCCGGCTCATGGCCATCGTGCGCGAGCACCGGGCGGCACACCCGGGCGATCAGGTCATCCTCTGGTGCGACCTGAACGACGAGCAGCGCGCGATCGAGCACGCCCTCACGGCCGAGGGCATCACCTACTCGTCCGTGCACGGGTCGCTGGACCCGGACGAGGTCGAAGCCCGGCTCGGGCAGTGGAAGGACCGGCAGACGTACGCCCTCATCGGCAAGCCGGTGATGCTCGGCCAGGGCATGAACCTCCAGCAGTGCAACACCGCCGTGTACGTCGGCATCACCTTCAAGTTCAACGACCTCATCCAGTCCCTGCACCGGATCCAGCGCTACGGGCAGACGCGACCCTGCGTCGCCCACCTCATCCACGCGGAGTCCGAGCGCGAGGTCGTGCAGACGATCCGCGCGAAGTGGGGCCAGCACAAGGAGCTCACCGCCACCATGACGAAGATCATCCGCGAGCACGGCCTGTCCTCGGACAGCATCGCCGCCGCGCTGACCCGCTCGATCGGCGTCGACCGCATCACCGCCCAGGGCGACGGCTGGTTCGTCGCGAACAACGACTGCGTGGCCGAGACCCGCGACCGTATGGGCGAGAACGAGGTCGACCTGATCGTCACGTCCATCCCGTTCAGCAACCACTACGAGTACACCCCGGCCTACGAGGACTTCGGCCACACCGACGACAACAGCCACTTCTGGTCCCAGATGGACTACCTCACCCCGCAGCTGTTGAAGGTGTTGCGGCCAGGCCGGATGTACGCCTGCCACGTCAAGGACCGGATCCTGTTCGGCAACGTCACCGGCGCCGGTGTCCCTACCGTGAGCCCCTTCCACGCCGAGGCGATCGCCCACGGCGTGAAGCACGGCTTTGACTACATGGGCATGATCACCGTCGTCACCGACGTCGTCCGGGAGAACAACCAGACGTACCGCCTCGGCTGGTCCGAGCAGTGCAAGGACGGCACGAAGATGGGCGTCGGGTCGCCGGAGTACATCCTGCTGTTCCACAAGCCGCAGACGGACCGGTCCAAGGGGTACGCCGACGTCCCAGTCACGAAGGACAAGGCGACCTACACGCGGGCCCGGTGGCAGGTCGACGCACACGCGTTCTGGCGGTCCTCCGGCAACCGTTCCCTGACCCCTGACGAGCTGGCCAGCCTCCCCGTTGAAGAGCGGTCGCGCCTGTTCACCGAGCAGACCCTGCGGGACGTCTACGACTACGAGTCGCACATCGCAGTGGGCGAGGCGCTCGAGGGCCGTGGCGCCCTCCCTGCCACGTTCATGAGCCTGGCACCCGGCTCGCACCACCCCGACGTCTGGCACGACGTCAACCGGATGCTGACCCTCAACACAGAGCAGTCGCGACGCGCCCAGGCGATGCACGTGTGCCCGCTGCAGTTCGACATCGTCGACCGGCTCATCCGCAGGTACAGCAACCCCGGCGAGCTCGTGTTCGACCCGTTCGGCGGGCTCTTCACCGTCCCCGTCCGCGCCCTGGCCCTCGGCCGGCGCGGCCGGGCGTCCGAGCTCAACGCCGGGTACTTCCTCGACGGCGTGAAGTACCTCCAGGCGGAGGAACGGAAGAGGTCCATGCCGTCGCTGTTCGACCTCGACGGTGATGAAGGCGCTGCCTGATGGCACGCACCCACATGCGCCTACACGTCTCCGTCTGGGAGGACGACGACTGGCTCGCGCTCACCTCCGCACAGCAGACCGTGTACCTCGCGCTGTGCTCGTCGAAGGACACGTCGTGGTGCGGCGTCCACCCGCTCCTGCCGCAGCGACTCGTCGGGTCGTCGAAGGACCTCACCGACCGTCGCGTCGCCGACGCACTGCGGGTCCTCGCGCACCGGAAGTTCCTCGTCGTTGACGACCGCACCGCTGAGATCCTCGTCCGCACCTTCGTGCGGCACGACGGCATCCTGGCCCAGCCGAACGTCGCGAAGGCGATGGTGAAGGCGATGGACCGGGTCCGGTCGAAGCGGATCCTCACGTCGATCAGGACCGAGCTGGCGCGTGAGCTCGAGGACAACCCTGACGCCCGCGGCTGGGCTGCGGTGCGGTCGCTGAACCCGGACCTGTTCGACGCGCTGCGGTCGAAGGCATCCGGGAACCCTTTGCCGATCCCTTTCCCGAAGGGTGCGTGAAACGGATGCCCAACTACCCCTCCCCCTTCTCCCTTCCCCTCTCCCCCGGTCGTGTTCCTCCTTCCACCACATCGTCAGGTTCCGTACCGGGCGAGCCCGGCGACGGGGTGGTGGATCGATGAACACCTTGACCCGCGTCCAGACCGAGGCGCTGGCGACGCTCGTGACCAGGCTGCGCCCGGACTGGCGTCACGCCGGTGTGGTGGCGGCGATCGAGAAGGCAGCCGCTACCGCTGACGCGTTCGACGTGGCCCGGGCCCTGATCAACCTGGCTGCCGAGCCGTCGGTGCAGACGCCCGGGCTGCTGCCCGGCAAGGGCCCGCACTGGAGGCGCCCTGACGGGGAACTCCCGGACCGTCGTGGCGACCACAACGTGTACTGCCATCGGCATCCGCTGAGTGTCCTCCCGAACTGCCCGCAGTGCATCGCTGAGGACCAGCCGTGCCGCCCACCGGCGGACCTGATGGAGCAGATGCTCGCCGACGTCCGCCGCGGCAAGGACGCGGTCGCGCACCGCGCCGCCGACAACGAAGCCAGGCGCGCCGCTCAGCCCACTGACACCGCGGCGGTCGACGCCGCCCGCGACCGCATCGACGAGGAGGAGACGACCTCATGACCTGCATCCGCAAGCCCGGATCCGAGTGGACCATGTGCCCGTGCCAGCCGTGCCGCGCTGACATGGCCAGGAAGTCGAAGCTGCGCCGCAACGGCCGGCCCGTGGTCGTCGACGTGCGCCACCAGGCGTGGGAGCGCATCACACAGTGGGTCGCTGCCGGTTACTCCCCCACCGTCATCGCCGGGCTGGCCGGTGTGCGCCGCCGGACCGCCGACGGGATGGCGAACGACGCCCGCGCCGGCCGGGCCCGGCTGGTTCACCACTCCACCGCCCGCCGCATCATGGACGCCGCGGACCGGCCCACCGGTGGAGGCGGGTGGGTGCCGTCGACCGGCACCGTGCGCCGCCTGCAGGCCCTCACCGTCATGGGCTGGTCCATGGCCGACCTCGCGGAACGCTGCGACGTCGCAGAGAGCACCCTGCACGCCCTCCGCGACCCGAAGCACCGCACCACACGCCCCAAGTTCGCCGCAGCGGTCGAGCGGCTGTACGACGAGCTCGCGGACAAGGAGGGCAACTGCCGTTACGCCGGCGCCCGGGCGCGTAACCGAGGGTGGCTGCCCCCTGCGGCGTGGGACGACCCCGACACCGACCCCCAGCCCGGCGAGCAGGGCACGGACGATGTCGTCGACGAAGTCGTGGTCGAGCGCGCCATGAACGGTGACCCGGTCACGCTCACCGACACCGAGCGCGCAGTCGCGCTCGAGCGGCTCGCAGCCGCTGGGCACTCCGACCGTGAGATCGGCCGCCGCCTCCACGTCTGCGACCAGACGATCCTGCGTTGGCGCACCCGCCTCGGAATCCAGTCGGGGTGGGCGGCATGACGAGCATCGTCCGGCGCCCCGCGCTGACCGCAGTCGCTAAGGCCATGACCGAGGACGAGCTGCAGACCACGATCACGGAGCTGCTCGACCGGTTCAAGATCCGCTGGCACCACGAGACCGACTCCCGCCGGTCGAAGTCAGGGGCTGCCGGATCTGATCATCGTCGGCCGGCAGGTCGAGTTCTGGGAACTGAAGGCCCAGGGCGGGAAGGTCACCACCGAGCAGGGCGCGTTCCTCTCGGACCTCGTCGCTGCCGGGATGAAGGCGCGCGTCGTGCGCCCGATGGACCTGCTCGACGGCTCCGTCGTCGCGTGGGTGCGGGGGCTGCGGTGAACACCATCCGGCGCTGGTTCGCCGACCTCGAGCGACGCCACTACCGCCGCACCCGCAAGTACAACGCCGAGCACCACCAACCCCGCCCATGCGTCACCACCCGCCAGAGGAGCCAGCACTGATGCCGACCATGCCACTCGCCGAGGAGAACCAGGTCACTCCCGACGCGTTCTTCGCCCCCGGTGTCGTGTGGGTCGTGAACCCCCTGCCCCCGACTGGCCGTGCGGTAGAGCTCGTCATGGAGTGGTGCGACCGGCACGGTCTGAACGGCCGCCGCATCCCCGCCGACGGCGGCCTCCGCGTCCGGCTCGCGACACCTGACGGCGGGCTCGTCGCCGACGTCGTCGAGTACGAGTGGGACGAGGAGCTCGACGTACCGAAGAAGCCGGCGCACTCGACCGGCCGTCTGCCGCTGAAGCCGTCCGTCGAGGTGCCCGTCGACACCATCCCGCCAGCCCGAGGACTGATCCCCGCATGGGCCGCCACCCTCACGAAGGAGACCCGATGACGCTGCACGCCTGCGCCATCTGCACCCGCCCGGCCGGCGACGCGTTCGTCTGCCGCGACTGCGGCCGGAAGACCATCAGCCGCCTGCGACTCGTCGCCGACCTGTGCCGGTACGCCGACGACAAGCGCGCCCGGTTCGGCTCGACCTGGCGCGCCGGCACGATCGGCCGCACCCCGGAGCAGCCGCTGCCCTACGACCCCCGCGTCACCGTGGTCGTGGGGTCCGTCGGCCGTACCCTCCGCGCAGCCCGCGACCACGTCCGCAAGTCCGGCAGCGAGGGACCGGTGTACGCCACCGACCACCCAGCTGCGCTCGCGTCCTGGCTCACCTCGAAGGTCGACGTCCTGCGGCACCACCCCCGCGGCCCGGCCATGATCGAGCGGCTCAACGCGTCGGCGAAGCAGCTGGTGAAGCTGTTCGACGCGCCCCCGGAGCGGCTGTACGTCGGCCCCTGCGGACACGACGGGTGCGACGCGTCGCTGTACGCCGACAGGGAGAACGGCGCCAGTGTCGTCGCCTGCCCGAAGTGCAAGCACGAGACCCCGATCAGCGAACGCCGCGACGAGCTCGCCGCCGGTGTCGAGGCGTACCTCGGCACCGTGAAGGAGATCAGCCGGCTCCTGCGCGAGACGTTCGGCGACGACGTGTCCGAGCGCATGATCCGCGGCCTGATCGACCACGGCCTGGTCATGGCCCGCGGCACCCGCCGCGAGATCGACCACGCCGGCCACCACCACACAGTCACCCTCCTGCGCATCGGCGAGGTCAGGGAGGCCGTGAACGTCATGCACCGCGACAAGGCGATCCGCCGAGCCGTGAAGCGCCACACCCGCACCGCCACCGCCTGAGGAAGGAACCACCCGTGACGAACACCCAGCGAGACGACGAGGCGTTCATCGAGCGTCTACCCGCCCACGTCGGGCACAACCTGCGCCACTTCGGTCCCAGCCAGCAGCACCACCTCGGCGGCTACTGCTGGTGCGAGCCCGAGCGCATCCGCCACAACAACGCGATGGGCCCCCGCACCGCGCCGGTCGAGCCGCCCATCGTCATCGGCGTGCTCTGGCCGGACGGGAAGGAGACCGTCGCGTCGCCTGAGCTCATCGGCCAGTGCGTGAAGTGCGACTCCCGCACACACGAGACCAGCGAGCACCCTGATGCGCAGCGCTGCAGTTTCACCGTCACCCGCGAAGGCGAGGATTCCCCCTGCGAGCGCCCCGCCACCGGCTGGCGCTGGTACCAGGGCCACGACCACGAGGACACCCTCGAGCCCGCGTGCGCCGTGCACGAGAACACCGGCGGCAACCGGATGCACGCCGCCGAGGCGCTCGTCGCCGAGCTGCGCTCCGCCCTCGACGAGATCGTGTTCGCCTGCGCGCCGCTGGACTGGGCCACCGACGGCCGGCCAGAGACCGCCGTAGCCCACGTCCGCGAGGTAGTGCGCCGCTGGGGAGACGCAGGCGCCCGGGCCACGGCATACCAGGAGGGCATCGCCAACCTCGAGCGCGAGAGCGCCGGATGGCAGGACGCCCACGGCCAGGCACAGGCCCGCCTGCAGGCGCTCGAGGCTGTCCTCGGCCGTGACGGGCACGGTTACCTCCCCTCCGGTGTCGCGCTCGACCTGCGCGCCATCGCCGACCAGTTCGCTGCCGACCAGACCGGGCCAATCACCGAGGCGCTGTCCGGTGTCGAGCTCACCGTCGGCTTCCGCGACGACGCAGGCGACGACGACTGGGCCACTGGCACCCTCGACCAGGACGAGTCGCGCACCATCGCGCGCGCCCTCGCGCCGATCACCGACCGGCCACTCCTCGGCAAGTGGCTGCGCCTCATCACGGACACCATGGCCGCCGTGCCCGCCACGGCGGCCGCCCCGGCCGCGTCACCCGCCGAGCGTCCGAACGCCACCCCAGACCACGAGTTCCTCCCGGTCGCCGGGCACCCCGACGACGACGAGTGCACCTTCCGCAGCGACGGGACCGACGCCACGTACTGCGGTCGGCCGAGCGATGAGCACACGTCACCCGCCGAGCAGGAGGGCGCCCCCGAGGGCCACGCGCCCGGCTGCGACGGAAGCACCCACGACGGGCCATGCGCCGATCGTGCTGCCCTCGTCGCCGAGGCGAAGCGGCTCTGCGTGGCATACCGCGCCAGCCTGCCCCCGTACGTCAGCACCGAGGCCGCGTGGGAGAACTTCATCGACCAGGCGCGGTCCAGCTACGCCGACGGCGGCCCGTGGGGCGAGGCGGCCGAGTTCGGCGGCACCATCCCCCAGACGGAGGCCGACCAGTGAGCCGCAGCCGCAACCGACGACGCCGCAACGAACGCCGCGGAGGGACCGTCGCCGCTATCCTCCGCGACGAGGGCCGCCGCTGGAACATCGCCTGCAGCTACGGTGCCCACACCTTCACCCGGTCCCGCACCGTCAACGACGCCCGGTTCATGCGCTGCACCGAGTGCGGAGCCGAGTACGCCTGCACCGAGGCCCAGTGGGCAACGCTCGCGCCACGCGCAGCCGTCCTCGACCTGTCCCGCGCCGGGATCGCCGTCGGCCCGGCCGACGCGAACCCCGTCACTGGCGACGGCTTCACCGAGCTGGCCGGCGCCCACGTCGAGCGCCCCGCCACGTACGGCCTGTGCACCCACTGCGGGTCTGTCGAGGTACGCCTGGTCAACCCCACCGGCACCCGCGACCTGTCCAGCATCGGCGAAGCCGCCGACTACCCCACCGGCTACGGCTGCGAGGTGTGCCTGTGACCGGCCCCGGCAAGCTCCCCGCGAGCCCAGCAGCAGCGGCCACCGTCCGGCTCCGCCGCACCCGCCGCACCACCGTCCTGCTGTACGACCACCGGCCCGCCCCGTTCCCCCTCGTCCTCCGCCGCCGCACCTACGGCATACGCGCCGCCGGCGAACGCCTCGCCGAAGCATGGAGGGAAGGTGCATGAACCACGACACCGGCGAGCAGCTGCGACTGGCCATGCAGCGTGCCCGACACGACGACCCGGATTGCCTGTGCCGGCCATGCGCCCACGACCGGCGAGTCGCCTGCATCCTCACCCCCGACGAGGACCACGGCGACCACGAGGAAGCCGTCATCCTGCTCCACCCACGCATGGCGAAGCGGATGCGCCCCCTCGCGCTCGTGCACGAGCTCCTCCACGCCGTCGCGTTCTCCGCCGGCCAGCTCCACGACAGAAAGCGCACCGAAGAGCAGTGGGTCCTCATGGTCACACCGCTCCTGCTTCACACCCTGCGCAGCAACCCCAAGGTCCTTGCGTTCGTCCTCGACACCCAGGACGGCGACGATGGCTGACACCGGCGACATCGAGACTCAGAAGATCGACGAGGCCCTCTCCGCCGCCTTGGGATTGCACGGCGCGTGGGTGCTTGTCACCGAGGTCTACGACGAGAACGGAGAGACGACGCTGCACATCTTCCGGCACGGCCCCAACATCTGGACCTCGATGGGCCTCATCGAGGCGGCGCGCGAGGCGACCTTGGAGCGGTTCCGTGACTAGGAGGCAGCGCCGTGCGGATCCGCGCCGACCCCGACACGGAATGACACGTCCAGCGACACGCCGGAGACCGTCACCGCCCCGGCTTACCGTTGGACCCATGACGAAGGACGCACAAGAACCCCCTGCATCCAAGAACGCCGGACAGCAGGAGGTTTCCGCTGCTGCGCGCGTCCCGCTCCCGCCCGAACTGCAGGAGCGGATCACCGCGAACACCGAAGAGCTGGCCCGCTCCGCATGGAAGGCGGCCGGCGGCAAGGCACTACCCGCGCAGGAGATCGTCGACCAGATCGTCTCCAAGAACCCCGACATCTTCGGCAAGGCCGGCGCCTCGCTGCTTGACGTGATTCGCGCTTCCGGACTGGGCACCACGACACGCAGCTCATCGATCAGCCGCGCCGCGGAGCAGATCAGGCAAAGGCCCGAGTCCCAGCTCGAGGTGGTGAAGCTGCCGCCCCGCCCAGAGGTCGACCTCCTCCGCCGCCTCATCGAGCAGGTCAAGGCGACCGACCAGCACCAAGCCGCCATCCTGGCGATCCAGCAGGCCGAGTACGAACGCTCCCAAAAGCGCGACGCCGAAGACGCCGCCCGCGACCAACGCGACCACACCATGCAGAAGTGGAACCTCGCCGTGTCCAGCATCGCCGCCGTCGCCGGCATCATCGCGATCGTCGTCACCATCCTCGTCGCCACGTGACACCACTCCCGCAACACCCCAACCAACCCAGCACGCCGACCCCAGGAGAGAACTCATGACGTTCAACGTGGGCCACCACGACCGCGAACTCGCCGCCGCATACCTCAGCGCCGACTTCATCGGAATGCGCTTCGCCTACGAGTCGGAGGACGCCAGCGAGCAGGTGTACGGACAGATCGCCATGGTCGAGACCGGCCCCCAAGGAACGGTCCGGATCGTCCTGGCCAACGCCATCGAGAACGGGTCCTCAGTGGGGCTCACCCTTCAGCCCACCGAGCGGATCTACCTGCCCCCACAGGACGAGCCCACCCACACCTGACGCCAGACGGCGACACGCACCTCACCGATTCCCGAGACTTGACAAACCGGGAATCGAAAACCGGTACGCTATGCGCTGAAGGCGCGACGTGACCCACCATGGGCCCCGCGCCTTCAGCGCGTAGTACCGAGCGGACTGACACCGGACTGCACGGACCGCCCGGGGGATGCACAGACCCCCGAGGAACCACGGGCGCGGTGGCGAACCATCGCCCAGCGCTCGGCACACGCACGAACACCTCGAGCACCCCACGCCGACCGCGTCCAGGGTGCCCCCGGGACCCCCTCCCCCCCATCCTTCGCCGGACCGCAGGGGTCTGCGGATTCTGGGGGCTACGGGTTCGGCGGAGGGTCTCAGAATCTGCAATACCTCGGGGGGCGGTATGCCGCGGGCGCCGAAGAAGTGCGGCCGGGAGGCCTGCCAGGTGCGGGTCGTCGGCCGTACCTTCTGCCCGGAGCATGAGCGTCGGCCGGCGTCGCCGTCGTCGCTGGCAGCTCGGGATCCTGAGGAGCGTCGCCGGCGCGCGGCTGCGGTCGCGGCGTGGGTGCGGACGAACGGCTGGGTGTGTCCGGGGTACGAGCGCCCGGCCCACGAGTCGAAGGACCTGACGGCGGCTCACTCGACCGCGGTCGCTCGAGGCGGGGTGCATTCCCTGCTGTCGGTGCTGTGCCGCTCGTGCAACTCGCGACAGAACACCAAGCCGTCCTGACCGCCATGGCCGGGCGGCCCGCTCCGACATGGAGGCCTGCAATGACCGGTCCTGCACCGAAGCACCCGAGCCGTCGAGCTCGTGCGAACCAGCCGGCTCCCGGTGTCACCCGGCTGCCGGTCGCGGGCCGGTCGGGGAAGGCGCCTGCGTGGCCGCTGTCGGCGGACCTGAGCCTGTTCGCGGAGAAGCGGGTCGCGGACGCGATGGTGTGCGAGGCCGAGGAGGCGCTCGACCGGGAGACTGACGGCCGGAAGCGTCGGACCCTGACGAAGGCGCTCGAGAAGGCGATGGTCCAGGCGGAGAAGCTGGGCGCGATCATCGAGGCGTCGGCTGATGCCGAGCTGGGTCTGTGGTCGTCCCTGTGGGGGACTCCGCAGGCTACGGAGTGGGAGCGGACGCACGCGCACCGTGCGGTCGCGATGTTCGTGCGGTTCCAGATCCGGGCGGAGAACGGCAACATCGAGGCGGCGAAGGAAGCCCGGATGTGGTCGGACCGGCTGGGGCTGAACCCGCTGGCGCTGCACAAGCTGAAGCAGGAGGTCGAGCGGTCGGACGCGGCCGAGACGCAGGGCGATGCCCGGCGCTCGAGCTCGCCGGCGGCCCCGGCCAAGAAGCGAGCTGCGAAGAAGGCTGCTGCGGACCCGCGTGCGGGCCTGTATGCCGTGAGCTGACGTGCTGCTCGTCGTTCCGGGTGCTGACCCGGAGCCGTGGCCGACGCTCGGTCCCGACATCTGCGACTTCATCGAGGAGCGCGCGGTATACGGGCCCGGGTCGCTGCAGGGCCAGCCGTACGAGATCGACCCGGAGTTCCGGGCGTTCATCTACCGCGCCTCTGAGGTGTACCCGCAGAAGGTGCGGCGGCCGCTGCCTGGCGGCAAGGATCACGCGATCGACCCGCACCCGTGGGCTGGTCGTCGGCGGTTCAAGCGGGTCGGGCTGTCGGTGCGGAAGGGTCTGGCGAAGACGGAGAAGGAAGCCCTTCTCGTCTACGTGCACATCCACGCGGAGGGCCCGGGCCGGTGTGACGGGTTCGACGCTGACGGTGACCCGGTGGCCGCGCCGGTGCGCGCGCCGTACGTGCCGATGCTCGCGTTCTCCCTCGACCAGGTCGAGGAGCTGGCATACGGGGCGCTGAAGTACGTCATCGAGAACGGGCCCGACGCGGACCTGTTCGACGTGTCGCTCGAGCGGGCTCTGCGGCTCGACGAGTGGGGCCGCGCCGATGGTGGCGCGTACCCGCTGGCGAACTCGCCGGACTCGCGCGATGGCGGCCGCACGACGATGAACGCGTTCGACGAGCCGCACCGCCTGTACATGCCTCGGCACCTGAAGGCGCACGAGACCATGGACGCGAACCTGCCGAAGCGCCCGCTGGACGACCCGTGGTCGCTGTACGTCGGTACCGCGGGCGAGCTCGGGCAGGGTTCGGTCGCGGAGCAGCTGCACACCGAGGCGGAGCAGATCCGCGACGGCAAGATCGAGCGCCCCGACCTGTTCTACCTGTATCGGACCGACGACGGTGGCCACAACCTCGAGAACAAGGCCGAGCGGATCCAGGCCGTGGCCGAGGCGACTGGGCCGGCCGGCGAGTGGGGCCCGGGCCAGTTCGACGACATCGCGTCGAAGTGGGACCGGCCCGGCGCCGACACCGGGTACCTCGAGCGGGTGTGGCTGAACCGGTGGGTGAAGTCCGGCGAGCAGGCGTTCGACATCAAGCGGTGGAAGAACGAGCTGAAGTTCATCGGCGGCAACCCCGAGAGTGAGCTGCGGCCGCGGATCAAGCCGGGCGCCCTGGTGGGTGTCGGGTTCGACGGCGCGCGCCGGCGCGACTCCACCGGGATCGTCATCACCGACCTGATCACCGGCACGCAGGAGTGCTTCGCCCGCTGGGAGCGCGACCTCGACGACGAGGACTGGGAGGTCCCCGAGGGCGAGGTCGACCAGGCCGTCGACGAGGTGTTCGCGACCTACAAGGTGTGGCGCATGTACGGCGACCCGCCGTACTGGGTCACCGAGATGGGGACGTGGGCGGGCCGGCACAAGGGCCTCGTCGAGGAGTGGTGGACGAACCGGTACAAGGTCATGGCATACGCCGTGCGGGCATACCGCGAGGCGATGGCATCCGGCGCGGTCGGCTGGTCGTCGGAGCACCCGTTCTCCGGTGACCTGACCACGCACATCGGCAACGCCGGCAAGCAGAACACTAACTTCCTCGACGACGAGGGCCGGCCGCTGTTCATCCTGCAGAAGATCCACCCCGACCGGAAGTTCGACATCGCCATGGCCGCGTGCCTGTCGTGGCAGGTGTACCTCGACGCCGCGAAGGTCGGCGCCAACGTGCAACGCACCCCGAGCCGGCCCCGCCGGATCCGCTGACCCAGGGAGGAGCAAGCCTCGTGACGATCGACGTCGAGACGCCCGACTCCCCCGGCTGGTGGCTGCGCCGGTGCTTCGTCAAGCTCGAGCAGCGCCGGGAGCGCATCGACCCGCTGTTCGCCCGGTACGAGGGCAACGCGCCCCTGCCGAAGTCGATGGACGGCGCGCCCGACGCGGCGAAGCGCTTCTTCCAGACGTGCCGGACCAACTTCGCCGAGATGGTCGTGAAGTCGATCCGGTACCGGCTGAAGGTCGTCAGCCTGCAGACGTCGGCCGACTCGGGCGAGACCGGCGACGCCGAAGCGTGGAAGGCGTGGAAGCGCGCTGGCATGATCGTCGAGCACCCCGACATCGTCCGGAACATGCTCGTCGCCGGCGACGGGTACGCCTTCGTCGCCCAGTACGACGACGGCCCGGCCGCGACCAGTGAGGACCCCCGCCAGGTCGTCACGATGCACGACCCCGTGCGCCAGTCCGTCATCCGTGCGAGCGCGAAGTTCTTCCACGACGCCGACGAGGGCACCGACTACGCGTACCTCCACCGGCCGGGCCGCGTGTACGTCGCGAAGAACGTCCGCAGCCGCCGCGGCACCCGAACTGCGAAGCCGACCGTGCGCTTCTCGAGCGCGTGGGAGTGGGACGACACGAAGGGCGGCGCAGACGGGCAGGCGCTGCCGGCCGGCTTCGAGAAGGACGTCATGGTCGTGCGGTACCGCAACGACGAGGCGATCGGCGACTTCGAGCGGCACCTCGACCTGCTCGACCGGATCGACCACATGGTGCTGCAGGGGATGGTCGTCGCCACCCTGCAGGCGTTCAAGCAGCGCGCCATCAAGGTCGACCCGGCGGAGATGCCCGACAAGGACCCCGACACCGGCGAGGTCATCGACTACAACGACGTGTTCTCCGCCGACCCGGCCGCCCTGTGGAAGCTGCCGCAGACGGCCGACCTGTGGGAGTCCGGCGTCGTTGACGTCACCCCCATTGCCAGCTGGGTGACGAAGGAGACCGAGCGGCTGTCGGCCGTGACGTTCACGCCCATGTCCATGTTCACCCCCGAGGGAGCCAACCAGTCCGCCCAGGGCGCGTCGCTGGTACGCGAGGGGATGACGTTCAAGGTCGAGGACAAGCAGGCCCGGATCGGCGCGGCCGACGCGCAGGTCGCGGCATACATCCTGCGCCTGACCGAGGGCCTCGCCGACCGCGGCAACGCCGAGGACATCACCGTCGGCTGGGCCCCGGCCGAGCGCTTCTCCATCAGCGAGAAGACGACCGCTGCGGTGGCCGCGAAGAACGCCGGCGTCCCGTGGCGCACCCGGATGCTCGACATCATGCAGTTCGGCCCAGAGAAGGTCGAGCAGATGGCGACCGAGCGCGCCGACGACGCAATCCTGTTCCCCGAGGTCACCGCGCAGGGGCAGGCGGCGGCCGCCGCACCGCCCGCACCCGCGCAGCCGGGCACCGCCAGCGATGGCACCCCAGCAGCCTGACCTCGGCGCTGTGACGCGCGTCTTCGACGCGCACGCGGCCCGCCGGCAGGACCTCGAGACCCGCATCACCGACCTGGTCGTCGCCGACTTCGAGCGGTTCGACGGCTGGTACTCCACCCAGCTCGTCGACGAGGTCACGAAGCAGGTCGCGGCCAAGCTCGCCGCCGGCCAGCGTGGCATCGCAGGCCTGACCGACGCGTACCTCGCCCGCGTCACCTCGTACGTCCTCGGCCGCACCGTCACCGGCTCCGGTGTGCCGCTCGTGATGGGCCAGACGCTCCGCATGGGCGTGAAGGACCACGAGGAGGTGTACGGGCGCGTCGCCGCCGAGTACCGGTACCAGCGGTACCTGGGCAACCCCGACAGCGCCGCGCTCACCACGGCGCTTACCAGGGCCCGGGAGATGGTCGGCACCGACCTCGGGCTCGCGCACCAGCACCAGGTCCGCCGATTCAACGAAGCCCGGAACGTCACCCGGTACCGCCGGGTCATCCGGTCCGAGAAGGCGTGCGGCCTCTGCGCGGCCGCGTCCGACCGGATCTACTACCGCGGCGACCTGATGCCGATTCACTCTCGCTGCAGGTGCGGCGTCATCGCCGTCACCGCGAACACCGACCCCGGCTCGCAACTGAACGAAGACACGCTGCGCGAGCTGTACAAGGCAGCCGGCTCGACCCGCGGCCCGGACCTGAAGCGGGTCCGCGTCGAGGTGTTCGAGCACGGCGAGCTCGGCCCGCAGCTCCGCGTGGCCGGCCAGCACATCCGCGGCCCCGAGCAGGTCGCCGCGGTCGCCTGACCTCGACAGAGGGACGGCACCACCCACGGTCCGACAGGGCCACCCCATCACCCGACAGGGAGACAGCATGTCGCGTCACACCAGCCCGTTCCGGTCCGCCTTCCCCGTCGAGGGCGGCCCCGTCAGCCCGGCCGAGATCCTCGCCTTCCACCACGCCCGCTTCGGCGGCCTCCGCATGGAGGACACCGGCGGCGACGGCGGACAGGGAGGCGCCGGCGGCCAGGGCGGCAACGACGGCGGCGCTGGTGGCAACGGCGGGCAGAGCACCGACACGTTCACCGACCCGGACACCGGCGAGACGTACAACTTCCCCACGGGGAAGCCCACGTCCGAGATGACGTCCGAGCAGCGCGAGGAGTACTGGCGCCACAAGGCGCGGAAGCACGAGCACGCCTCGCGGAACCGCGCCGACTACGACGAGATCAAGGCCGAGCGCGACCGGCTCCGCGCCGCCACCCAGACCGACGCCGAGAAGGCCGTCGAGAAGGCGCGCGAGGAGGCCCGCACCGCCGCCGAGGCCGAGCTGCGGGGCAAGTTCGCCGGCCAGCTCGTCGCCGCCGAGTTCAAGGCCGCGCTGGCGGGGAAGCGCGACGCCGCTGGGATCCAGACCCTCGTCGACGGGCTGGACCTCACGAAGTTCCTCACCGACACGGGTGAGGTCGACACCGACAAGGTGACGCAGTACGCCGCCGGGCTCGCGCCCGCCGGCGGCAAGGAGTGGCCCGACACGGGCCAGGGGAACCGAGGGGACCACAAGCCCGCGAAGGGCGTCTCCGCCGGGGCCGACCTGTTCGCCGCATCCCGCGGCAAGCAGAAGACCACCTGACGATTCGGAAGGAATCGACCATGCCTCGTCTCACCACCGAGACCATCGGCGCTGGCGACCAGTCCTGGCTCGGGTCCTCGCACGGCATCCACGAGTGCCGGACCGAGGTCCTCGACATCAGCACGTTCACCGCCGCCACGCACTTCCCGAACGGGTTCATCCCGTCGGGCACCCCCGTCGCCAAGGTCGGAGGGGTCCTCGTGCCCTACGACTCGACCGAGGCGACCGTGAACGGCGCCGGCGTCCTCGCCGGCCACCTGTTCACCGACCAGCCGGTCGTGGGCACGAACGACTTCGGCGTTCCCGTCCTCGACCACGGTCGCGTCAAGGTCGCGAAGGTGCCGCAGGGCGCCAACGCGTTCACCGCCCCGGTCGCCGCCGCCAAGCGCGCCGCCACGACCATCGTCTACATCTGAGAGGGGTCTGAGTCATGCTCTGGACCGACATCATCGACCCGGCCACCCTCAGCGGGTACGCGCGCGCTTCGCTCGCGGACTACGAGGCGCGCCGGGGCACCCTGGCGCGCTGGCTGCCGAACCGCGAGATCGCCGACATCGTCGCGCGGTTCGTGCAGGGCGCCAACGGCCTCGTCGACACCGCGAAGTTCCGCGCGTACGACGCCGAGCCCGAGGTCGGCAAGCGCCGCCCCGGCAAGCGCGTCACCCTCGAGCTGCCCGCCCTCGGGCAGAACATCCCGGTGTCGGAGTACGAGCAGCTGCGCGCGCGCGGCGGCAACGTCTCCGACGCGCAGGCGCTCGCCGCGATCCAGCAGACCACCGACGCCGTCGTGCGCGCGGTGGCCGACTCGATCGAGCGCCTCCGCGGTACCGTGCTCGTCACGGGCAAGGCGACCATCGCCGAGATCGGCGCCGACGACGACTTCGGCCGCTCGGCCGGCCACACCGTGGTCGCGCCGGCGCTGTGGTCCGTCGCCGGCACCGACGCCCTGGGCCAGATCCAGGGCTGGTGCGACACCTACGTCGACACCAACGGCGAGATGCCCGGCTCCATCGTCATGTCCACCCGGGCCGCCCGGGCGCTGGCGAAGCTCGACCAGATGAAGACGCAGCTGCTCAACGGCGCGTCCCGTCCGGCCACGCTGCAGGACGTCAACGACACCATCGTCGCTGCCGGCCTGCCGCCGATCGAGCTGTACGACCGGCGCGTCCAGGTCGACGGCGTCGCCCAGAAGGTCGTCTCCGACGACCGGGTGCTCCTGCTCCCGGCCCCCGTCGCGACCGACGACTGGATGGGCACCGAGCTCGGCGCGACGTTCTGGGGTCGCACCCTGACGTCGACCGACTCCGACTGGGGCATCGCGGACGCGGAGCAGCCCGGCCTGGTGGCCGGTGTCTACCGCAACCCGAAGCCCCCGATGGGCGTCGAGGTCATCGGCGACGCGATCGGCATGCCGGTCCTCGCCAACGCGAACCTGTCCTTCGCGGCGGACGTCCTCTGATGGCCGGCGGGAAGGCCCTCGCGGCCAACGTGTGGGTCGACGGGACGCTCTACGAGGCGGGCTCGACCCCGCCGAAGGACGTCGCCGACGAGATCACGAACCCGAAGGCGTGGGGCGAGTCCGACTCGTCCGACGCCCGGTCCTACCCGGAGGGCACCCCTTCCGAGGACTGGAAGGTCGACGAGCTGAAGGCCTACGCGGCAGACAACTCGGTCGACCTCGGGGACGCGAAGACGAAGGCCGACATCGTCTCGATCCTCGGCAAGGCCTGAGGACCTGACATGACGAAGGGATGGTGAGCCTGATGGCTCTGCAGATCACTGCCGCCGACGTGCGGCTCGCAGCCTTCGGGCTCACCATCCCCGCCGACAACGACGTCGACGGGCAGATCGACCGGCTCATCGCGAAGGCGATCAGCCGGCTGCCCGGCGGCGCCGCCGGTATCCAGGCCCGCATCGACGCGGGCACCCTCGACGAGGACACCGTGAAGGGCGTCGTCGAGGACATGGTCATCCGCGTGCTGCGGAACCCGGGGGCGGTCCGGTCGACCAGCATCGACGACTACTCCGAGACCATCGACGCCGCCGTTTCCACCGGCGCCCTGTACATCAGCCCCGCCGAGCTCGCGCTGCTCGCGCTGCGCTCGCAGCGCTTCTTCGGCTCGGTCCGCATCGGCATCCCGTCCTGGCGGGTGCCGGGTGCTTAACCCCGAGGCGGCCGCCATGCGCGGCCAGGCCGCCGCACTGGCGATGATGCAGGACACCTGCGAGATCACCGTGCCCGGCGCCGGCCGCGGCCCCCTCAACCCCGACACCGGGCAGCGTGAAGCCCCCGCCCCGGTGACCCTGTACTCCGGGCCCTGCCGGGTGCGCCAGCCGAACCTCGCCGCTGCCGAGGCCGACGCGGCCGGGCAGGCGCTCGCCGTCAGCGACCGCATCGTGTCCATCCCGCTCGCCGGCGACGGCTACACCGAGCAGGGCCGCGCCGGCATACCGGCGCGGAAGGCGACCGTCCGCATCGTCACCGTGAACCCCACCGGCGACCCCGAGCTCGCCGGACGGTCGTTCTCGTACGAGGCGCCCATGGCGCAGCAGAGCTACCCCACCGCCCGCCGGATGCGCTGCAAGGAGGCCGAGTGATGCAGGTCGACGTCAGCGAAGTCCGCGCGCTCGAGCGCGACCTGGCCGCAGCTGGCAGCCGCGTCGTGCGCGAGCTAGGGCAGGTCGCGTCAAAGGGCGCCCTGAACATCAAGAACCAGATGCGCAGCGAGGCCCGCGGCGTCCGTCACGCGCCCGGTATGCCGGCCGACATCACCTACGACCGCACGGTCACCCGCTCGCGTATCGCGTTCGAGGTCGGTCCCACCACCGGCGACGTCGGCTCCCTCGCGCTGCTGTACTACGGCAACTCGCGTACCGCCCCGGTGCTGAAGGACCCGGCGTTCGCGCTGCACCACGAGGCGCCCGTGATCGAGCGGTACATGGACGCCGTGATCGACGGTGTCCTGTGACGAACCCGGTCGAGCCGACCCTCGGTGACATCGTCGCCGCGCTGGTCGCCGCCGGCGTGTCCCGCGTGTACGACACCGAGGCCGGCCGCACGTTCGACGACACCGCGGATCTCGAGGACCCGGAGCTGCCGTATGCCGTGCTCGCGGCCGACGACGGCGTGTGGGGCAGCGAGGAGCTGTCCGGGCGCACGTCGCGGGCCGTGTCGGACTTCACCGTCACCAGCGTCGGAGACAGCCCCGGGATGGTGCGGTACGTGAGCCAGCGGGTCACCACACTGGCCGGCCGCACGCTGTCCGCGGAAGGGCGGACCGGCTTCATCGAGCATGTCACCTCGAGCCCGGCGCGGCCGGACCGGGACAACCCTGAGCGGCTCGTCTTCTACAGCGTGAACGGCTTCACCGTCACCACCGACGACTAGCCCTTCCAGACCTTCTTCACGACGAGCGTCGCCAGCGCGACGACGACCAGGAAGACGACCAGCAGGGCGAACAGGGCAGGCAGGTTGCGCATAGCCCGCCATTGAACCCGACCGGGGCATCCGACGCGCCGGTTTTGACCCAATCCGAACCCAGCGGGAGGACACCCATGGCCGTTCCCATGCGAACGATCGTCAACGCGAACGGCCGCAAGGGCCGCGTCGCCGCGACCTACCCGCCCCTCGTCGCGGGCGAGCTGAAGCTCGCCCCGAAGGAGCGGCGCGCGCAGGCGGAGAACCCGGACGAGATGCCGGCGAAGTCCGCCTCCACCGAGACCTGGCGGTCCTATGCCGCCCGGAATGGCCTCACCAGCGACGAGGCCGAAGCACTCACCCGCGACGAGCTCGTCGCCCAGTTCACCAAGGAGTGACACCGCATGACCAAGATGCTGGCGCAGGCCAACACCAAGCTGCTCTGGGTGCCCGACGGCGGGATCGCCGACCCGTCGGCCCCGACCGTCGCCGAGCTGACCGCCGCGGGGGTCCTCGACCTCTCGTGCCTGGTCACGAAGGCGAACTACAACCTCGGCCCCACCGGTGACGAGTCGGTCAACGACCCGGCCCTGTGCGCCGATGGCAACTCCTCGGTCCCGGGGAACACGAACTACGAGGCGGGGATGGACTTCTTCCGCTTCACCGACACCGCCGAGGACAAGGCGTGGACCACGTTCACGCACAAGGGCATCGAGGGCTTCCTCGTCGAGCGCAAGGGCAAGCGGTTCGACGTCGCCATCACCGCGACCGACGAGGTCGCCGTGTACGGCGTCATCACCGGCACCCCGCGCAACCTGCCCGTCCCGGACAACGGCGGGTTCGAGAAGTTCCGCCAGGACTTCTTCGTCCAGTCCGAGCTCGTCGACTCCCGCGCCATCGTTGGCGCCGGCGCCTGATCGAGCCGATGAACTCCCGCCGGCCCCGCCTGTCACGGGTGCGGGGCCGGCGGGCGCTCCACCCGTGACCACCCGTGACCACCCGTGAAGGAGAACCCGTGACAGACCAGACCACCCCCGCCGAGTCGCAGTCCCTCGATGCGTGGCTCGACGACCTCAGCCTCCCTGAGGGCGACGTCACCGTGTACGGCGCCGGGAAGCTGCTGGCGATCGACGAGCGCCTGCAGCTCGAGCTGCGGAAGGCCCTCGACCGCGAGAACGCGGTCCCCGAGGACGACCGGGGCGCCGACCACGGTCATGAGTCCGCCGCGATCACCGAGCAGATCGACGCGAACTACGCGCTGATGAAGCGCTCGGCGCGCACCTTCCACCTGCGCGGCCTGCCCCAGTCCCGGATCGACGAGCTCCTGAAGGAGCACACGAAGGACGGGAAGCTCGACTCGGCGGCGTACCTCATCGCCATCGTGGCCGAGGGCTGCGACGAGCTCACGCTCGACGGCGCGAAGCAGCTCCGCGACAAGCTGAACGCCGGCCAGTGGACGAAGATCACGACGGCCATGACGAACCTCACGCAGGGGCAGGTCGACCTCCCTTTGTGATCCAGGGCCTCGGCAAGCCGAGGAACCGCCACATCCTGCTGCAGCTGCGGACCGCGGCCCGCTGGGGCGTCCCACTCGGGACGATCCGGCACGGGCGCGACCCGCAGGTCTGGACCCCACAGGACCGGCAGGCGGCCGTGGCCCTGGTCGAGTTCGAGAACAGCATCCACACCTGCGGGCACCCGCAGTCCGAGTCGTTCGACCAGGCGAAGTCCGGCTTCTACGAAGTGGACGACACCCTCGTATGCCACGCCTGCGCGGCGCTCGAGGAGTACCGCAAGGCGAACCCCCAAGCGGCCCAGCCCGGCCAGGTCCTGTTCATCAGGGACACCAGCGACGACGAGACCTGACCCGGGAGGTGTCCTGTGCCTGACCGCAACCGCGCTGTATCCGTCCGGTACGAAGCCGTCATCAGCCGCTTCGTGCAGCCGGTCAACCAGATGCGGGCGACGGTCCGGCAGTTCGCTGACGAGGCCGAGAAGTCGACGAAGAAGGCCGGCACCGACTGGGAGAAGATGGGCACCCGGGCGCAGGTCGCCGGACTCGCCCTCGGTGCCGGGCTCGCGTATGCCGTGCACCGCTTCGCCGACTTCGACCAGGCGATGTCCGCGGCCGCCGCGGCCCTGCCCGGCGCTGGCGCGCAGATGGACGACCTGCGGCAGCTCGCGATCAAGCTCGGCGCCGACACCCAGTTCTCGGCGACCGAGGCCGCGCAGGGCATCACCGAGATGGCAAAGGCCGGGATCTCGGCCACCGACATCCTCGGTGGCGGCCTGAAGGGCGCCCTCAGCCTGGCCGCGGCCGGGCAGCTCGAGGTCGGGCAGGCGGCTGAGATCGCCGCGACCGCGATCAACCAGTTCGGGCTGCGCGGCAACCAGGTGTCGCACGTCGCCGACCTGTATGCCGCCGCTGCCGGCAAGGCGCAGGGCTCCGTCGCCGACATCGCGGAGGCGCAGAAGTACGCCGGCGTCACCGCGGCCAGCATGGGCGTGTCGATCGAGCAGACCACCGCCACGCTCGGCCTGTTCGCATCGAAGGGCATCGTCGGCGAGCAGGCGGGCACCACGTTCCGCGGGATGCTGCTGTCGCTGACGTCGCCGTCGAAGATCGCGAAGCAGACGATGGACGACCTCGGCATCAGCATGTACGACGCCCGCGGGAAGTTCATCGGGATTGAGGGCGCGGCCGCCGAGCTGCAGAAGCGCCTCAGCCCCCTCGACGAGGCCACCCGGAACCAGGCCCTCGGCCAGATCTTCGGCAACGAGCAGATGAACGGCGCCATCGCCCTGTACCAGGGCGGCGCCAGCGCGATCCAGTCGTGGACGAAGGAGGTCAACGACGCCGGGTACGCGCAGCGTCAGGCTGCGAAGCTGACCGACAACTGGAAGGGCGACATCGAGCGCCTCGGCGGCTCCCTCGACGCCGTGTTCGTGAAGAACGGGTCGAAGGCCAACGGCGCCCTGCGCGGGCTCACGCAGAACGCCGAGCACATGGTCGACACCTTCGGCCAGCTCCCCGACGGGATGCAGACCACGGCCGTCGCGGCGGCCGCGCTCACCACCGGCGGTCTCCTGCTCGGCGGGACGTTCCTCGCCGCCGTGCCGAAGATCCAGGCCGCGAAGGTTGCGATCGTCGAGCTCGGCATCGCGTCCGAGGAGCGCGCCGCCCGCGGCATGACCATCGCCGGCAAGGCGGCCCGCGGGCTCGCGCTCGCCACCACCGCCCTGACCGTGGCCGGGCAGGCCGGCGGCGACCCGTCGAAGTCCCTCGCCGCGTGGGGCGACCAGCAGCTCGCGAACGACCTCACCTCGAACGCAGACGCCCTCGCCGTGCTGAACCGGCGGTTCGCCGAGTCGGCGAAGCTGTCGAACATCGACCTCGGCGTCAGCAGCGTCGGTGACGCGCTGAAGTCCGCGCTGGACCCGTCCGGGCTCGAGAAGTTCGACGCCGCGTTCTCCGGGACCCTGTCGATGTTCGGCTTCGACAACCTCTCGAACATGAACGTCGCGCACCAGCGGCTCGGCGAGATCGACACCGTCCTGACGCAGCTCGTGAACAGCGGCAACGGCAAGCGCGCGTCCGAGGTGTTCTCCCAGCTCGCCATCGCCGGGTCCAAGGCCGGGCTGGGCGTCGACGACATCAAGAAGGCGCTCCCCTCGTACAGCGAGGCCCTCGCCAGCGCGGAGCAGCAGACCACCGCGACCCAGAAGACCACTGAGCTGCTCGCGCGCTCCAGTGGGCACGCCGCGGTCGCGTTCGGCAGCGCGGAGGGCGCCGGCGGCGCCATGGCCTCCACCGTGCTGCTGCTCGGGAAGAACGCCGAGACGGCGAAGGACGCCGTCGACGCCCTCTCGAAGAAGATCCAGGGCGACATGGACGCGGCCTCGACCGCGTTCTCCCGCGACCTCGACGTCCTCGGCAAGTACGACCCGCAGAAGGCAGCCGACGACGCGAAGTCGGCCGCGGACAAGGTCACTGCCGCCGAGAAGTCGGCGCAGGACACCCGCGAGCGGATCGCCGCGAAGAAGAAAAAGACGATCTCCGACACCCAGGCGATCGAGCGCGCCGACGCTGCCGTGTCCAAGGCCCGGGACGCGCAGGCCGAGGCGAACGCAAAGGTCGGGGCGTCCGGGCTCGAGGCGATGTACAAGTCGTCGATCGCGACCGCGCAGAAGTTCACGAACGACATCGCGACCGTCACCCGGAAGGGTCTGGACCCGCAGGTCGTCGCGAAGCTGCTGGCCGAGGGGCCCACGCAGGCCGGCCCGGCGCTCGAGGCCCTCGTCGGGAAGAACTCGGCGACGCTCATCAAGATGATGAACGACTCCGAGGCGCAGATCCGGAAGCTGAACGCCTCAGTCGTCGAGCAGGCCCGCCTGACGTCCATGGCCGTGAACGCCCCGACGGACGCGCTGGCGCAGGACCTCGACGTCGCGATGGGCATCGCCCAGGTGAAGGCGTCGCAGGGCGGGAAGGCGACTGCGGAGCAGCTCGCGAAGGCGCTGCACTCGAAGAAGTCCGAGATCGAGCGCGTCGCCGCCGAGTTCGGCATCGCCCTCGCGATCCCGGCGCCGAAGCCGGTGAAGCTGACCGTCAGCAACAGCGAGGCGCTCCGCCGGATCCGCGACACCCGGCAGGAGCTGCTGAACCTCGACGGCGCCGTGGCGCACACGTACATCGAGACCAAGATCGCCAACGAGCGCGACCGCCGCCAGGACGCGGCGAACAGCAAGGGTCAGGGCGGGCTGACGATCACCTTCCCCGGGGACAGCACCCCGAAGATTCACCGCGCCGGCGGTGGCCCCATCGTCGGCGGGGGCACGTCGAAGTCGGACTCGGTCCCGTTCATGGGGTCGAACGGCGAATGGGTCATCCAGAAGCCGGCCGTCGACTTCTACGGGGAGCGCTTCTTCGCCGCCGCGAACGCGATGCAGCTGCACCCGGCGTCCGTCGGGGGCGGCCCCGCGTCGTCGTCGAGCAGCGTCACGCACCACACCCCGATCCACATTGACCAGCTCGTCTCGGCCGACGTGCACGACTTCGAGCAGCAGGCATTCCAGCGGCGCCGCGAGGCTGCCCTGATCAGTCAGGACGGATGATGCGCAGGGTCATCGAAGGGATCGCCCGGATCCGGGACACGGCAGGCCTGGTGGTGCTCGAGGCCGGCGACGGCCGCAACGGGTACCGGCTCGCCGATTTCTCCGACGACGAGGTCCGCTGGGACCGGAAGACGGTCACGTCCCCGTGGGTCGACGGTGATGGCGAGGCTGGCCCGGCGCGCAAGCAGGCGCTGAGTAAGACGGTCGCGATCCGGGTGAAGGGCGCGACCTGGGCGGAGGTCGAGCAGCGCAAGGAGGCGCTGTTCGACGCCGTCGCGGGGCCGTTTCTGCTCGAGCGCGTCATCGAGGGCGTCTCGTACGTGTGGCGCGCCTCGGCCGCCGACGTGTCGTCCCCGGCCGTGAGCGCGGTCGACGTCCTCAACCGGCGCCGCGTCGTGTACCTGACCGTGCCCGTCCAGCCGACCCCGGCCATCACCTTCCCCCAGGAGCCCTGACGTGTTCGGCATCGACTCCGAAGTGAACGCCGCCCTCGACTCCCGGTTCGCCGGCGGCCCGACCCGCTGGCTACTGCTGTCGCAGACCGAGCCCGTGTTCGACCCCGACGGGTACGTCGGGATCACCGAGCCGGACGCCCCGAGCTACCAGCGGATCCAGGTGCCCGCCTCGGCGTGGCCGGCCGCCGCCGACCGGGCGGTCGAGCTCGACGTCATCTGGCCCGACACGGTCGACGACCTCGGCGTCATCGGCTGGTGGGCGCTCGCGGACAGCCCCACCCCGGGGCAGGGCGTGGTCGCGTGGTCCGGGCGGTTCGCGCAGCCGCTCGAGCTCGCCGCCGGCACCTCGAACATCACCCTGACGCTGCGCGTCGAGTCCCCCGACAACTTCACCGACCTCGCCTGACCGACCCAAGGAGACGCCCCCATGTTCACCCCCGCCACCGTGAAGATCGGCTCGGACGCGATCGCCGCCGCCATCACCCACCTGTCCATCCACACCGCGGGCGACACGTCCAGCTCGGGCAGCGAGTCCACCGCGCCGCGCCAGCCCATCGCCCTGGTGTCCGACGCGAACGGCAACCTGACCGCCGGCCCGATCTCCTTCACCGGCGGCGCCGCGAACGGCCCGGCCGTCCGGTATGGGTACTGGACGGCGGCATCGGGCGGCACCTACCGCGGCGGAGCCATGCTCGCCGGGGACAACGCCTTCAACGCCGCCGGCGAGTACGTCGTCGACTCGGTCACCGAGACCGCCGCCAGCGCCTGACCGACCGCGACTCAGACAGGGGGCCAGCATGGCTCTGCTCTACATGGACGGCTTCGACATGCAGGACTGCGACCTGCGCTGGGCGACCATCGGCAGCAACACCGCCGCCGTCGAGTACGCCGCAGGTCGTCTCGGCACCGGCTTCTGCCTGGGCCTGACCAGCGGCAGCGGCGTCCAGACGCGGCAGCGCTCCTTCACCGCGTCCGCGAAGGTCATCGTGGGCCTCGGCGTGAAGCGCAACAACACCGCCGACGACGGCGACTTCCTCATCCTCAAGGGCGACGCCGGGGCCACCTCCCACCTGAGCCTGCGGGCCCGATCGGGGAACCAGCTGCAGCTCACCCGCGGCGGTACAGTGATCGCCACCGCATCCGGTGTCGACCTCAGCGTGTTCCACTACATCGAGGTGTCCGCCACCGTCGCGGACTCGGGCGGTCGCGCGATCGTGAAGGTCGACGGCATCACCGTCATCGACTTCACCGGTGACACGAAGAACGGCGGCACGAACACCACGCTCGACGCGCTGGCACTCTCCCAGCCTGTCATCGGCGGGTCGATCCGGTACTGGTTCGATGACGTGTACATCTGCTCCGGGGTCGACTCGGGGATTGCGGGGATGCCGAACAACGACTTCCTTGGCGACCGCCAGGTCGTCACGCTCCGACCCAGCGGGGCCGGCTCTAGCACCCAGCTCGCACCGACCGGGTCGGCCACGAACTGGCAGAACGTGGACGAGACCCCCTTCGACGCGGCGGACTACAACGCGTCTGCGGTCGTCGGGCAGCGGGACACCTACGCCCTCGGCGACCTGCCGAGTGGTTCCGGGGTCGTGCACGGCATCCAGAACTGCATGATCGCGCAGAAGTCGGACGCCGGGAACGCGAACATGAAGACGGCGGTGAAGTCCGGGGCGGGCGTGTACTACGGGCCGGTTGTCGGTCTGGCGACGTCGCCCGCATGGTCCGGCACCATCCGCGAGTCGGACCCTGCCACGTCGGCCGCATGGACCGCCGCGGGCGTGAACGCGCTCGAGGCCGGCGCCGAGGTCGCCTAACCCGTGACCGACTCCCGCCTCCTCGCCGAGGGCGTCGACGCCCTTGTCGCGCCCACGGCCACCCCGCGGCGCCTGTCCGCGTTCGCCGTCGAAGCGCTGGCCGCCCCGTCGGCGACCCCGTCGAAGCTCGTCGTCGCGTATGCCGAGGCCCTGGTCCCGGCGGTCGCGCCGAAGCCTCACGGAGCTGGCACCGGCACCCTGACCCGTACCGGGTCCGGTACGGGCCACAGCCGCCGTCACGGGAGCGGGACCGGCGCCCTGACCATCACGGGAGCCGGGACCGGCCACGCCCCGGCCATGGCCGTCCGCCATGGCACCGGCACCGGCACCTTCGGCTGGACGAGCTCGGGGTCTGGCCACAAGCCCGGCGTCGCGAACCGACACGGCAGCGGAACCGGCACGTTCGGCTGGACCGGTGTGGGCCACGGGACCGCGCCGGTCGTCGACACGACGCCGCACGGCTCGGGCTTTGGCGCGCTCAACTGGAACGGCCTCGGCGTCGGTACGGGCTCGGAGCCGGCCGTCGGGACCCCGTGGTCGTCCGACCTGTCGCAGCGCACCCTCATGCCCATCATCGGGTCTGGCTCGGCGACGTTCGTGCCTCCCCTCGCGGCCATGCCGACGACGATCGACGAGCGGCCGATCATGCGCGCGTCGCGTGTCGTGCCGGACCTCACCACCCTCGCGGGCGCGCGCGTCGACCCGGACACCGGCCAGTTCGTCGTGCCCGACAACGTGTACGACGAACTGCCCGTCACCCGCGGCATCGTCGGCGTGCCGCACCTGCTGATCGCCGGCCGCGACGTGACCTACTTCCGCGGGTCGCGGACCCTCGTCAAGTCCGACACGGCGTCCGAGCCGTTCGGCGATGGCTCCCTGTCGGTCGAGTTCCCGCAGATCAGTACCCTCGACAAGAAGACAGACCCGGCCCTCGCATGGCTGCGCGCCGACGCGACGGTGCACTACGTCATGCAGCGCTGGGACGAGAACGGGCCGACCGGCGTCATCGACACCCTGTTCCACGGGTACCTGGTGTCCGACGACTCGGGCAACGACGAGACCTCCGCGCAGAAGTCGTGGGAGGCCCGCGGCACCCTGTATGCGGCGGCGTCGGCGGCCCACATCCCGCGCCAGCTCTACACCGCGCAGGACATCGGCTTCTGGATCCCGAAGACGCTGAACAGCGTGCCCTCGCGCCGGTACCCGAAGGTTCCGACCGTCCGCGCCGGCATCCGCACCCTGCAGCGCGGCGCGTCCGGCGAGAAGATCATGGAGTACGTCCAGGGCCTGCTCGGCGACGCGTGGACCACCTCGGGCAACCAGTGGACCGTCGCGAAGAAGCCCGGCACCGCCTGCACGTATGTCATGCGGCAGAAGAAGACCGGCGTCGACTGGACCATCACGAACGGCCAGCGCGGCGTCACCGTGTCCCTGTCGACCGACACGACCCAGCGACGGAACGTCATCTACGGCCGCGGGCAGCGCAGCGACGGCGGCGTCTGGATGAACAAGCGCTTCCCCCGCGGGACGCACGCCCCGGCCTACCCGTTCAGCTCGCCGGGTGCGGTGATGACCATCGGCACCACCGACGCGGCCACCTCGACCGGCGACGGCGTCTCGACCTGGCAGCGCCGCGCCATCGCGCTCGGCTTCCGTGGGATCACCGTCGACGGCGTCTACAACAGCAACGACGCCACCGTCTGCCGGCAGCTGCAGCAGCAGTACGGCATCCAGGTCGACGGGGTCGTGGGCCCGCAGACGTGGGCGGAGACGTTCGACGTCGGCGCGCTCAACGGCAACCCCGACGCGTGGGTCCGGCTTCCCCTCGCGTGGGTGCCCGGGACGCAGCGGTACCGGTACGGCGCCACCGGCTCGATCGTCGGGAAGGACCCGGCATACGACCCGACCATGACCGTCGTCTCCGACGAGGTCGACTTCGGGACCGACGTCACCCTGGCCGACGGCATCAAGTCCGCCCAGCAGATCATCGACCGGGAGAACCCGGCCGGCGTGACCGGGACGCTGACCCTGTCCGTCGACCCCCGCGAGGGCTCCCGCTTCACGATCCAGCCCGGCGACCGGATCAAGCTGATCGGCTATGAGGGACGCGACGTCGTGCTGCACATCGCGCAGCGGTCGCGGGACTGGACCGGCAAGGGCTCGGTGACCCTGCAGGTGGCGGAGAAGGCGACCGACGCCCTCACGCTCGCCCAGATCCGGGCCCGGAACAACGCGAACCGGCAGGACCCAGCTCGCCGCCCCGGGAAGACGCGCACGAAGCCGGTCATCGACCCGTGGGACTGCGAGTCGGGCGCCGGCCAGATCGAGCGGCACGCCCTGTTCGGCGGCCTCTGGACGGTCATCCGGGTGCCCATGTCCGAGTTCGGCAGCGTGTCCCGCATCGCGATGCGGACCGCGCCGGCATCGCGGTTCGCGGTGTTCCTGTTCGCGCAGCCGATCACCTCGGCCGACTGCGTCCGGTACATCGGAGCCAATCCCCTCACGCTGGACTCCCCCGGCGAGACGCACCGCGAGCTGCTCGAGGACCGGTTCGGCTGGCTCGAGGGCTGGGGCCGCAACGGCGACGCCCTCGGCTACTACCCCGGCTCGGAGGGCACGAATGCCCCGCTGACCGGGCGGTTCCAGGACGCCGGCATCGAGTACTGGTCCCCCACCGGGTACCTGTACGTCGCCGAGTTCTCCGCGGCCTCGACGTTCATCGAGGGCGACATGCGCGCAGCGCCGCAGGAGATGTGACGTGCCGTGGTCTGACTGGGTCGACCCCGGCATCCGCTCGTACTCGGTGTTCGGCCCGATCGACACGGTCGTCACGGTCGTCGAGGTCGACGGGCAGGCTGCCATCGGCACGCCTCCCGACACGCTCCTCGCGCCGCTGCACCCTGCCGCCGAGGCGTGGTCGGGTGCGACGAGCTCGGTCGAGCAGCGCAACGCCTTCGAGGCAAGGGCTGCGTCCGAGGCGGACCTCGACGCTGGCAACGGCAACACCGGCGCATTCGTGCAGCGGCTCGTCACCACCGCCATGTTCGATGCCCTGCGGGTCCGCCCGGAGCGGGAGTCGTTCCCGTGGGAGCTCAACGACCTCGAGTACGGGGTCGACTACACGGAGATACCCGGCACGTCCGATTACGTGGTGTGGGAGGACGGCAACACCGCGTCCCAGGTGTCGGACTTCGACAGCTGGGATGGCTACCTCACCCTGACCATCACGCAGGCCACGATCGGGACCGACCAGCTGACCGACCTCCACGTCCTGACGTCGGTGCAGGCAGCGAACGTGGCATGGCCGACCGAGCCCTACTTCGAGCCGAACGACCCGGTGTTCACCAATACCGCGTTCAGCGGGAACGTCGTGCTCGAGTTCGTCGGCGCGGCCGGCCTCGACAACACCGCCGCGTTCCGGACGGTCGAGCGCAAGATGCAGGTCGTCACCGAGGTCGCCCACGGCAGCCTGCCGCTGGTCTCTGAGCAGGTTGTCGGCATCGCGCAGACGACATTCAACATCAGCCTGCACATGGCCCCACCGAGGTTCCGGTACTGGAAGCCGGACACCAAGAAGTCCTGGGTCCGGCTGCTGCACCGCGGCGACGGCCTCGGCGTGACCCCGAAGCGGCTCCGCACCGGCGGCGCCACCCACCAAGCCGGCCGCCTCCGCGGCTCGTACTGACCCCGCACCACCCGACCTCGCAGGGAGGCCCCGTGGCATCACCACAAGGAACACCCATCCCTCCGCTGGAGGACCCCATGCATGCGCCGCAAGTCCCGCACCCGTCTCGAACTGTCGCCGTCCACACCCTCGCCTGGCTACTCGTTGGCGTGGCCCTGTTCGACGGCGCCGGTTACGCGTACGGCGGCAACGCCGTCGCCACCTCCGGGTCCTTCGCTGCACTGTCCGCCGTCCCCGGCGGCATGCGCACCTGGGGCGTGCTTCTGCTCGCCGGCGCGCTGGCCGTCGCCTGGGGCATCGGCCGCGACGGGCACGAACACCCCCGCGCCCTCAACATCACGCTGGCCATCGGGGTGGGCTACTACCTCTTCTTCGCCGGCATGATCGTCGCCGCGTGGGTCAGCATCGGCAGCGTTCCCGCCTGGGGCGCCCTGTCCAAGCCTCTGGCGTTCGCCGTCCTCTACTACCTGTGCGCCCGCGCCGTCGCCCCCAGCGGCTTCACCTGGTACGACCGGGCGATCTACTGGCTGGCACAGCGCGCGAGGTCCCTGCGTGGGCGGGGGTAGCCCATGGGCGGCCTCACCCTCGGCCAGCTCCTCGCTGCCATCGCCGGCTCCGGCCTCCTGGCCTTCTTCGGCGTCATCATGTCCGGCCGCACCGGACGCCAGCGCGACTTCGACCAGCGCGTCGACAAGCGCCTTGCCGACTCCGAGGCCGAGAACAAGGAGCTCGACGAGGAGAACAGCAAGCTGCGCATCGAGAACACGCGCCTGCAAACCCTCCTGTGGTCCCACGGCATCGACCCCGCCTCCCCGGCCCGGGTCCACGACGATCAGGGGGCAACATGACCGGACGCCATGAAGCCCACGGCGGACCCATGCGCACCGACGACCCCGTCGCCCCCGGCATCCGCCGCATCCGCGCCTACTGGATCACCGCGATCGGGCTGCTCGGGATCATCGCCGCCGTCATCGGGATCACGCTGTACCTCAACGAGAAGGCCACCAGCGCCCAGGACTCGGCGACCCTGTCGCAGGAGGAGACCCGCCAGCTGCGCGAGTTCCTCTCCGACCGCGGCAAGCAGCGGGACCGCGAGAAGACCGAGACGCAGGCCCAACTAGACCAGCAGCGGGCCGTCCTGTGCTCCGCGATCCGCACCCTCGAGCAGTCCGCGCGACCCCAAGCCCGGAGGGTGTTGGCCAAGGCGGCCACGGATCTGCGCTGCGCCGCGCTACCTACTTCGACCAGCTCACCGACGCCGACGGGCACGGGGAGTACGGCTCGCTCGGCAGGGGACGCCGCCCCCGCGCCGGCCACTCCCCAACCTACCGGCACCACGGCCGAAGCCGGGACCGTGTCGGGAAAAGCACCGGGCCGGCCGGACCCGGCCCCAACCGAGGCAAGGCCAACCCCAAGGGCAACGCCCACGGCCACGACGGCACCCGGCCCGACGCCAACGGCCACCAAACCCGCTGACCCGATCCCCGGGCCCGTCTGCGTCCTCGGCATCTGCCTCTGACGGATGACGGCCCTCATCGCCGCCCTGCAATACCTACGGGACCGGCTCCACGCCCGCGCCTACGACGAAGCCCGGACCGGTCACCGTGAGAGCGCACGCGTCCTCTGGGTCCTCGTCGACGAGCTCGACCACCTCATCACCTCCACCCCGCGAAAGGGGCAGCCCGCCATGTCCGAGACCCCGTTCCCCTTCGTCGATGCCGGGCCGGTGCCGCCCGAGCACGCCGCTGGCCAGCCGGCGGACCAGGACCCGACCGTCGACACCGTCCCGGAGGACGACACCGTCGAGACCGCACCGCAGGAGGCAGACCAGTGACGCTCGCCGCCACCCTCCGCGCCGCCACCGCCGACATCGGGTACGTCGAGGGCCGCGACGCCCAGCACCCGAACGGGAACATCACCCGCTACTGGGAGAAGTACCGGCCGAGCTGGCAGGGGCAGCCCTGGTGCGCGGCCGCCGTGTCAGACTGGCTCAACCGTGGCGGCGAGCTCGAGGAGTTCGACGGGCAGGCGATGTTCTACTGCCCCGCCATCGAGGCGCTCGCGAAACGGAAGGGCCGCTGGTTCGCCAGCCCCCGCGTCGGCGACCTGGTGCTGTACAGCTTCGGCGCGTCCGAGGCGATCCACATCGGCATCGTCGAGAAGGTCAACGCGACCACGATCCAGACCATCGAGGGCAACACCAGCCCCGACGACTCCGGCTCGCAGAACAACGGCGGAGGCGTGTACCGCCGGAAGCGCACCCGGTCGTGGGGCATCCGCGGCTACTACCGGCCGGCGTACGACGCCCCGCCCGCGTCGTCGATACCTAAGCTCGCGGCGCCCCGGTACCCGTACGAGCTGCACCTCGGCGCCCGGAACCGGTACGTCGGCCAAGTCCAGCGCCAGCTGAACGCGCGCATGAAGCCGTCCCCGCGGCTCGTCGTCGACAACGACTACGGCCCGGCCACCGAGCGCGCCGTCCGCCAGTGGCAGCGGCAGCACACGTTCCTCGACGTCGACGGCGTCGTGGGGCCCGACACCTGGAAGTCCATCTTCGCCTGAGGAGGCACCGTGACCAACCCGTTCGTCATCATCCCCGCCCAGGTGCGGCTCTACCTCTACCTCGTGTACGGCGTGGCCACGCTCATCATCTCGGCCGTCGCGGCCTACGCCGGCGCCCTGCAGCACGACGTCCCGGAGTGGGCCATCGGCACCGGAGGGGCGCTCGTTCCCATCGGTGCCGCCTTGGCCGGCATGGCCGCGTCCAACACGACCAAGAGCAACACCGCCGTCGTCGAGGCGCCCGCGGACGTCGCCATCACCCCGGCCCCAGCCGACGAGCCGTGATTCTACGGACTGGCGCGCCTGACGGCGTTGCCACCCCGGTGCACCGCGGCCCCGAAATCAACCTCGAGTACTGAGCCAGTAGCCTCAGAACGGGACCGTCCCTGACCAAGGTCCCCCGCCCCTTCTGCCTTCGGGTAGGAGGGGCGCTTTCGTCGTGCCTGCAGGTCCCGCCGCCGCGCCAGGCCGTCCCCTACCCAGCGCGGCGACCGCCCGCAGACCCCTGACGCGAGCGCCCTCACAACCCCCGCCAGCATGCTCCCGCCGCACGAGCCCCTGCCTCCACCAAAAGGACGGCTCGCCGTAGCGCGTGCGCACCAGTCACGCCGGTCCTGGTGCACCTACGCTGAAGGCCGCGGCGACCGCAGGTAACCCTCACGCCTAGAAGCCGGTCGCAGCTGCGCCCCCACCGTGAACCCCTGCGCGGTGGGGGCGCTCCTCGTCCGTCACCCACCGAATCCTCTCGGGCAGGGACCATGGTCCCTGCCCGTGGCTCGGCGTCGCCGACACAGTGACGAGTGCGGGCCCTTTCCTGGTCAACCCGCCGCGCCCCCGCCAGTCCACCCGGCGGGGGCGCCCACTGTCTGGACGACGCAGCCGACCCACCAAGCCAGGCCCGTCGCAGGACCTTGGTCCATGTGCGCGCGCCCCCAATGCCACGAGCGTTGCGCGCACGGCCGGACACTAGTCCCGTCCACGGCCGTCGCGTCCCCGCTGGCTATCCCCCAGCGGGGGCGCACTTCCCCGAGGACGACGCTATACGTCCCTGGCCTTCAGCGCTTGCCTGCCCTGGTTCTTGCCGAGGCAGAAGTCACGGACATCGCGCCACTGCTTCTCCGCCATCATGGCCGCCATCGGCCCCAGCTGCGCGACGTCGTAGCGGGTCCGATAGGACAGCTCGAAGAGCGACCGGTACTGGGGGTGAATCTCGGGATACAGGTCACGTACGAGTTGGTTGACGCCGCGGCCATCCGCGCCACCAACTTGAGTGTGCTTGCGAGGATGCCGCTCGTCCTTGGGGATGGAGGCCTCGTCGGCCAACGTCGAGTGCACGTAGTGCAAGGCCGAGTAGAAGAGGGCGGTCATCGACCACTCCTCGAACGCCTCGGCGAGGAAGTCGGCCGCTTCCTTGTTGCGCTCCGCCCGCGCAACATGCCATGCCCTGGCTCCCATCAGGCAGTGGCGAAACTGGGGTCCTCGACGGCGATCAGGGGGACGATGTCGAACTCTAGAGCGAAATCGTCGCGGTGGTCCCCCTCAAACTGGAGGAGTCGCTCAAGCACGACCATCCGGTTGTCCCAGTCGTAGTTGTCGATGCAGACGCCGACGCGGAGGATGCGCGAGTTCGGCTCCCAACGCACACTGATGTGGGTCTTCCCGACCTGAGGTAGGAGGTCGTCCAGTCTTCCGTGCAGCTCGAACTTCACGGTCTCTACGCTGATGGTCACTTGGTCATCCCCCTGAGACAT